TACGGTGGAGGCTGTGTTGTGTTGTGTGAGAGAGGGATGGGGGTGGGGTAATAAGTGGGGGATAGGTGTAAGAGGAGAGGAGGGGTAAATTAGATTTGGATAGGGGGTTAGATGTTAGGGAAAAATTAGGGTTTGATATTCTTAGATATTAGATATATTTGCAGCAGATGAAGACAAGCAAGACATACAGGGCACAAGGGAATAACTATAGAGTGGTAGACCAATTGCCGCCGGATGCAATGACCATTAGTGAATACTGCGTGCAGCGTGGTTGCACTAATCCTTATATCTATCAATTAGCTAAATCAGGGAAAGCCAACTTTGAGATAGTGATATTCAAGGGGATAAACTTTGTTATTAACGTTAACAAATCATTAACATAAATAACTGCTGCAACTTAGATATATCTCATATCTTTGATTTCTAAACCATCCATTATGCTAACATTAGGATTCACTACACAGTATTATACGCTTTGGGAAGTGGGCGAGCCATATAAGAAATATGGCGCGGGCATTGTATTGAATGGTGCATTTACTGGCAGCTATGAGATGGTGCAGGATTGTACCTATCGGCAAAACCTATCAAAGGACTACGATGCCGCTATTACCAAGATTAGTGCAATGGGGGAATACGTTGTAGATCTTGATTTACGCGGCCATTATTCATTTGTTCGCTCTATCGGTCAAAGCGGTAATGATCTACCTGAATACGCTTTCACTTTTGGGCAGTTAATTGGGCAAGATATTCGCATCGCTACTGACATATGGCAGCTTAAAAGGGCTATGACACAGGAATTAGGGGCCAAGAGGCGCGTTTATGCACGCAGGCGATTAATTGAATTGGGCGAGTTAGTGCGTAATACAATAGGCTTACAAGCTGGTACAGAGGCGTGGATTAATCCTTCACATTTCAGAGCCGTTAAGGAGCGCCTTGATGAGCAGGCATTGGGCGGCCACTTTTATGATGATGGCAAACGTATCAGCCTTATTATCAAACGCATAGGCGGTTATGGTTGGGATTCTCAATATGGTTTCGTATACGTTGAAAAGTATTTAACCAATGATGGTAAGATTGTTAAGTACAAAGGCACTTCCCCGCTCAATATTACGGAAGAGTTTACAGAAGTCATGGCAACCGTTGAACATGGCGACTATAAGGGCGTTCCCGAAACCCGTTTAAAAAGGATGAAAGTAATTGCCTCTAAACCCTTACAAACCGCTTAAATATGAAGAAAAAGCTATTAGTCGTAGCCCACTCTTTTACCTTTAATAACGGCGTATGTGTTACGTGGAAGCCCCTTAAAGAAGATGGGAAAGGACATGACTTGTTTAACGTAACTATTGAGTTTTCGCCTACCGATATCGTACACAGCCAACACCACGGGCCAGCATCCGCCCACAGTTCGCAGCATCTCCTTAAATGGGAGATAAGAGATAGAAAGAAGAAAGGAGATATATAATTTGATTCGTTAACTTAACTAAATACAAATGTTATGAATATTATATCAACATTGGCAACCCCTGAAGTAATGACAGGCCAATTACCAGTATTATTTTATGAAAACCTCTGGCTTTCTGCCTTCCCCAAAGGTGAAACGCCTACAAAGAGGTATTATAAACAACGTCTTAAAGAGTTGGAAACATGGGATACCAGCAACAATAAGCCCAACGAACGACAGGGAAAGATTAACGCCTTAAAACAGCTTATAAATGGATAAGGCAACTAATATAACGTTATGAAAACATACGTCGATAATGGCTACAAGTACTGGTATGATATCTCATTAAGATTTTGGGTAATCTATTCAGTGGACGGTGAAATGAATCAAACCGACAATGCAGATTATTACCCTAATAAACAACGTATGTTAATGGTATATCCATTCTTAAAATTTACTACTATTACTGAATAAAATGTTATAGTTATGTCTAAAAGCATGTGGATAGATGCGGTTTTAATAAAACCAGTTCAGGAAGATGCTAAAACAAGCATTAATGTCCTCTTTTGGCAAGAAGGGAATATGTGCCCTTGTTGGGGATATTATAATTATGATAGCCATGTGTGGTTCTCCATAAGCAATAATTCCATTGCTCGCACTCCCGTTAAATACTTCGCCTACATCTCTAATCCTTATAAATAATTTGTTTAATTAATAAATGTTTAGTTACTTTACGATATGGAAGGAATGAGATTTATTTACTCTCTATCGGATAAGGGCCGCGTATTTTATGTAGGAATGACTAAAGATCTTCATAAACGGTACACATGGCACTGTAACGCATCTTCGTGCTCTTTTAATACGTATAAATACATCCATGTAATGCTAAAAAAGGGACGCCTGCCCACTATTCATATAATCGATTATCTCCCTTATGAATTGGCCGGAAGAAGAGAGGCTGAAATTATTCAACTTTTTGCCACCGCAGGACATTCTTTAACTAATGATACATTCAATTACAACAAACTCGTAACCTCTATTCCTTTGCCCGTTACCCAACGTAAAACCCCATTTAAAAGAGGCCAACTAGATTACATAAAAGAAATGCAGGAACAATATATTGAACATTATAACTATACTACAAGATTAAAGAATGGCTAAGCAAACCAACCCAACTACTATAGATACAGAAATATGGCTTACTCAAAAAGCTTTGGCCGACCAATTAGGCATCCCGGTACAGAACGTCCATAATTGGATAAGAAGGGGGAAAATAGAAAGCAAAAAGATAGGCCCTAGAATTACTTTGGTTAATAAAAACACCATAACTATCAATAAATCAAATAGTTAATTATTATTAACTACCCTTTAAGAAATCATTAACAATATTTATTTGTTTAGTAAGTAAACTAGTTGTACATTTGTTATGTCATCGGTTATTAATCACTCAAAACACTTTCAGAATATGACTACTCAAACTGCCACTAAAAAACTAACCCTTGCAAGTGTAAAATCATTTATCAAGGTTAATCGTAAGGACTTGCTTATCAATGTTAAGTCTAGTTTTGACGGTATGACTGATTGTGTGGAGCGTGTAGCGGGCGGCTTCGTCCCGGCTAAAGACGACAATGAAATGCCTTATGAAAATTGCTTGGGTATCAAAGGCGCTTGGTTTGTGGGGCACAGCCGGGATTACTTCTCCATCTACGTTGAGGGAACCTATGCGGGCATAGAAGTATCTAACTCTTGCGGCTCGTTTATTTTGGCTATAAATAGGGCATTATAACCTTTAATCACTAATATATAAATACCTGTTTAATTTTAAATCAATCCTTTACTATGGCACGTCTTACGCTCAAACAAGTTAATAAGCACATACAAACTAAATACCCTGATATATTCGTTCAAAGAATAGACGGTTATTTTTCTGTGTGGAGCGATGATGACGCTACGCAGTTAAAGATATCCAGCCTATTCTCTAGCGGCATATACTTCACACCAACTGTCAATAGTTTATCGCTGGAAAAGTGGATGGAATCGGTCGAATACGTCATAGAAGACACACAACGCAGCCCATCAGAACGTGAACCATTATATCCTGCAAAATTATAAATCATGGCAAAAGCAAAACTATCAAAGCTGGAAATCAGCATCCTTTCTGAACTGCATTACCGCGGTAGTTTGGATATTATTAAAAATGGCACTACTATTATCTGTGTAAAGGGGGATAAATACCACAGTACGCCCATGATGGATCACGCTATTCATCAGGGCTGGGCTAAAGTAAAAAACGGATATCTCTGGGGCACACAAAAGGCTAGTGAGGTTTATCAGAAATCTATTTCCGACAAATGAACGTACTCTCTCTTTTCGACGGCATCAGCTGCGGTCAAGTCGCGTGTGAACGTGCTGGGTTGATTATCGATAAATACGTCGCCTCTGAAATCGATAAGCATGCCATCGCAGTAACTCAATATCACTATCCGCATACAATTCAAGTTGGGGATATAAGAAGCGTAAAAGTCACACAATGGTTTGACTTATGTTTTTCTGGATCGCCTTGTCAGGGGTTTAGTTTCGCCGGTAAGCAGTTGAATTTTGATGACCCACGAAGCGCATTGTTCTTTGAATATGTAAGGGTGTTAAAAGAAGCACAAGCCATAAATCCAAATATCAAATTCGTCTTTGAAAATGTTAAAATGTCCGCTAAATGCGAAGATATAATAACCAGAATATTTGGGATGCGACCTATCAGGCTTAATTCAGCCAGAATAACCGCACAATCCAGGCAAAGATTATATTGGACCAATATACTTGTAACATCTATACCTGAAAGAAAGTTAATAAGCCTTCAAGATATCTTAGAAGACGATTATGTAGCAGATAGGCAGAAAAGCTATTGTATAGATGCTAATTATGGTAAAGGAAGCAATCCACGTAGTTATGCAATGGGCAGGAGGCAAATAGTATTCAAAACACAAAAGGATATGATATTCTTTCTTAATCATGGGAAAAATACAAAAACTAAAGATGTGGATTTCCGTATATTAACACCTATGGAATGCGAAACACTACAAACATTACCTAAAAACTATACTTCCATTCTTCCGAAGGTTCGCCGCTATCATGCAATAGGTAATGGGTGGACGGTAGATGTGGTAGCTCATATTTTAAAACATATAAAATGAAACTAATATTAGGAATGCGGGTTGCATATAAATCGCCGGATGACGGAAGTCCGCAGCAAGGTGTTATTGACCATATAACCAATACGAAGGTTTTTGTCTTTAACGATGACGATGATATTGACGATTTCCCGCTCCCGCAGGCAAATCTGGACCTTGAGATTTTGCATCAGGAACACAATAATCCGGAAACTTATTTCGACAAAAACAAAAACGGTGGTCTATACAAAATAGGCACGTTAAAGTTCCCTCGTACCGTTCTGAAAGATGGCTGTAAGTTCATCTTTCTTCGCATAGCCACAAGGGCAATAGATGGAGAAAATGGATTTTTATATCGGCAATATTCGCCCACCAAATATCAAGATGTTATAACTGATTCACCGTTAACTTAAAACTCTAAATTATGAAACACTTACTTATCGTTTGCCTCGTTGGTTTGATTTCTTTTTCTACTCTCGCTGGTGGCCCCTGTAAAGCCACTACAACTAAAGGCCAGCCATGCCACGGCGTTGCAGATTCAACCGGATATTGCATGGTTCATGCTGTTAATGTCCTCCGTTGCGGAGCAATGACAGTTAAAAAACTACCCTGCAAAAACCGCGTAAATAAAGCAGGGGATAAATGCAGGTATCATAATCATTAATCAATACTTATTAATACCTATAAATCATGAAACTTCACCACTTAATTATCTTAGCCCTTTGCGGATTAACATGGACAGCTTTTTACTTTAGCGGGCGTCCAGATAGCAACGCAGTCCCCTTTGAAGGACAAGACCCAACCCACGTTATAGTAGACGGGGACGAAATGCCCGGCATTGGAGCGGATAAAACTAACCCGGATACCGCATTGGTTTACTTTAACGAAACAGATAGGAAAATACATATAAAGTATTTAGCACCTTCAAAGCCCCAGTAACATGTCGCATTTTGAACAATATTTAAACTAACCAGTACATTACTTAAATACCTATTTGTTATGACACAACGTGCATTAATTGGAACAGCGTTTGAATACGCAACTATTAGCAATCTTAGTGCGCGTATTCGTAATGACATACAAGAATTACTTTCGTTTTCAGACCCTTCCTATATTCCATTAGACGATCTTAAACGGTTGGCAGAGGTTAGGGATTTATTAACTAATTATCACTTCAAATTCAGTGCTACTAACTTAGATAAAATTATATCAGACAGCACTTTTTAAATCATAAATGATGAACACCTTACACCAAAACGTATTAGAGGCTATTACCGGCCTTGAAAAAGTGGGCGATGAATTATCCCCGGCCAATGGTAAAAGCCTCCTAGTAACCGCCAAATACACCTGTGACGACATTGTAGCAGGTAATACCTATGAGGTTATAAACCATTCAGGTCATTACTACTGGCTCGTATGTGGGGGAAGGTGGACTGACAAGGATTTATTTAAAAAGTAAACACTGTAAAAGTATGTGCAATTATAACTTGGCATGGGTAGGAAATTGTGACAAACCTGCAACCAAAAATGGTATGTGCGAGGAACATTCAAAGGTAAAATGTAGTGTTTGCGGTAATGCAGCCACTCATCAATGTGCTGAAACTAATGGCCTAGTTTGTGGCGCTCCCCTCTGTAATGACTGCGAACACTTGTTAACAAAAGAAGGGGTTAACGATGGTTTTAACCACTGTAGAAAATCCGAACAGATTTACAAACCGTGGTATATTCAGGATATGGAAGCAAATAAGTAATAATAGTAAAATTATAAAATCCCCCTCACAGTATGACAAAGAAACAAATACTTACAGGCTGTATACTTGGCTTCCTTATAATGGCTTTATGTATGTATATACCTGACTTGATATTTAAAGCACTACATGAACGCCCTGCAAGAGTAGATAATTACGGCTTAGGAATTGTAGGGGAGACGGCGGTAGGGAGTTCCTTATCTTATACTTTGGATTCGTTAAAATCAATCAAATAGTATATGTTATACATTTTCATAAATGATGACGGTTATCTTAAAGTAAGTAAGAATATTACAACAGAAGACATAGAATTATGCCATATTGACCGGCTTCGTATTATCAATCCAACCGAATTGACAGTATATGAAAATGGTAAATGGTACCCTATTGAAACAAAAGACAACGATTAATACTTTTAACTAAAAACTTTAAATACAATGGCAGCAGTTATTATTTACGTTTTCTTTTGCGCCTTTGGCACTGTTGGTATGTTTTCCAAAGACGATCCTTTATTGGCAAAGATAGTCTTCTTTATTTTTTCGACTATCCATTTTCCAATGGCTATTGGTGCTGCAATAAGAGACATTTATAAAAATACTTTAAAATAAAAACAACGAATCAAATGGACAATAAGAACTTACCAGCTTACCCAAACACAGGTAGCAAAGATATTACTGTAGGGGATTTAGGGTTGTCTAAACGCGAAATGATTGCCGCTATGTGCCTGCAAGGAATGCTCACTAATCCACATATTGTTGATGTGCTAACTAAAGATAGTGAAACATGGGTTATTGAAAAATCAACAGAACTAGCCGATGGTCTATTAACCCACCTTGAAAAAACGAACAAATGAAATCACAAAAACCTGTTCTTATTGCCCTCATAGTGTTCTGCGTATTTACAGCAGTAATGGGTATTGTTCATGTCATTAAACTTTTAAGTAATGGATAAGCACGAAGATATCATAGCGAAAGCATTACGACATGCTCTTTCCGTGTGTGATAACTGCGCCCCAAAACCGGAGGGTGTTATGGAGTATATACGACAAGCAATTAAAAAGTATAATGGGCTTCCGCAAGCAGCAGGCCCGGTATGGGTGAAGGCAACCCGCAGGCGGCCCAAAAAATGCGTAAGAGTTATTGTAAGACGCATAGACGATCATGACATATTCACAAGAACTGAAAAAGGAAATGAGTCCGGGCAATGGAAAACAGAGGGATGGTTTTATGATGATACTGAATGGCTAGACGAATCCGGACAGCAGGTATTCACCCGGGAGCAATTACGCGATGCTATTGAAAACGCTATCCGAAACGATGTTTATTACAAGGCTATTAACGAATACATGAACACCAATTACCCAATAAAATGAAGATAACAGCTGCACAAAAACGGGAGTTATTAATTCTAAAAGAGTGGGGTAACGTTACAACAAATGGTTATTCTTTACGACACTTAGTTTATATGAGATTAAAAGAAAAAGGTCTCGTTAAAAACGGTAGATGGTATCCGAATGTTTTTACCCTTACTAATATTGGAGAAGAGTATGTTAAACAATTACTCAATAAAATGAGCCTTCAAGACAATATTATTAAATTCCTGCAATCTCACTGGAGTGGCGGGACTGTTACCGAAGAAATAGCTGCTGAATTCAATTTATCAAATAGACAGGTAGGCGCTATTATGGGGAAACTAAACCGGTCAGGTCGCGTAAGAACTTATACCAAAGGCACACTATGGATACAACATGGCCTATCAGCTAATTGTGCTCCAACGGGTCTTTCAAACAGTTATTATGAAGCAATTTAATCTCTAAATAAAAAAAAATATGCGGCTAAGCAAACACGAATTCTTCAGTCAGGGTGTAGAAAATCAAAAGCACCCTGATATTGTATTCACATTTCGTAGAAAAGCGAAATACAAGGCGGATAAAAGAAACTTAAAGAAATGGCTTGCTCACGTAGAAAGGAGTTTTATCCGTTTTAAAGAAGAACTTTTAACCTCTAAATAAAAATCAAAATGACAAATTCACAGTACACCCAAACCCGGAACAGCATCACCCTTATTTTATTCGCAACCGTAGCCCTTATATTGGCGATGGCTTTGAACAGCTGCGCTTCTACACGTTACGGCTGTCCCGGTGTAGCTGGTAAGATGGCAGGCTACCATCCGTAATACATTACCTTTATTTAAATATTTCGCCTATCGAGTAAAACTCTACATACATGGAGCAGTCCACAACCATATATACGAAGCTCTTTAAAATGCATTGGCGAGCCATCTACGGCTTTGTTAACAAGCGCTTAAAAGATGAAGACGGTGCTAAAGACATCGCCGAAGATTGCTTTATAAAGTTGTGGGCCAACATGGAGAAGATGGAAAACGAAAACCACGCTAAGAAATTCTTATACGTATGCGCCAAAAACGGCTGTTTCAATCTAGAGGCAGCGATGAAACGGCACAGAAATGAACCTATTACCGCCGTGCATGAGTTATTGCCGGAGCCGGACTATGAAATAATCGAAGCGGAGGTATTAGCTTTCATCGCGGAACAAATAGAATTACTGCCCCCACAATGCAAGATAACCGTTAAGCTGTTCATAGCTGGTGTAAAGAGCGATGAAATTGGGAAGCAAATGGGGCTGACCAGAAAGACAGCCTTGAATCAGAAATTAAAGGCCATTGGCATTATAAGAGAAAAATTAAAACTTAAATTCGGTATATGAGCTACAAATATCCAGATGTTGTAAATCAAATGCGTGTCTATTGGTTAGAGGGCCAATGCGGTGGCCAGCTCTTAAATGGCCATTACGGTTACCGAGAAATTGCACCCGAATCAACTGGGCTATTATTGCTGCTTGAATTTGAAGAATACCTACCATTTCTAATAGCTTGCGACTTTTACATTACACGTCCTGAAATGCTGAATTAGTCCCGAAAAACCTGCTTACCTCATTACCCCTGTGCTAACAAAAAGTGAAGCCGCTCTGTGAAAACAGGCGGCTTTCTTTAATGTTACAGTTTAAAAATACAATCTTCAATGAGATTGATCGCGTCTTTTAATTCATTGATCCGTCTATCGGTAATTTTCTGTAGTTCTTCTATGGCTTGGGTAGTGGGGTTTTCAAAGGATTTGCGGAGGTCGAGCTGGTAATGTAGCTCTTCTTTGAGTTTTAATACTGCGTACATCATGATTATTATTAAGGTTTATTTGATGCTTTGCAGTGAGCGGGTATAGAAAGGAGCCAGCATAAAAATGCAGCTCCGTTGTACTTGTACCTTATTAGCAAAGAGTTTAAAAGAAAGCGGCTTTTTACACCGCTTTCGCTAATCAAAGCCTTAACCGTTTTTAACCTTACCTTATTATGAAAAAAGAAATCAAATAAGTCCTTTTAAAAGCGCGGCCGCACCGATTTGGATGCTTATGGCTTTCGGATCGAAATGCCCATCCGCTACATACTTACCAATATTAGGCGCGTCTCCGTAATGATTTGTTGCAGCCCAAAGATAAGGCGTATTAATGCCCCTTTTAGCATATCCACCTCCATTGTATTTTTCCAGCGTTAAAAGAATATTGGGCACGCTCCAATCGGTTATTTTGGTCATACCCTGCATTGTAAGGGCGTCTACGGCGCTTTCTTCCCATGTGAAGGGTGGATTACCAGCAAGCGGCCGACCGGCAGGAACATGGGTTGTACGGGCTGTGAGCTTATCTCCGTTATGCAGATGCCGGGTGAAGTTAAGGGAGGCCTCCATATTATGGATTACGGCTATTACATACCACGGAACATGGGTTGCATTTGATACCGAAAGATAGCGTGTGCCGTTCTTTTTGATCTTAAAAAGGAGGGAGTTTATTTCGTCTTTGTTTTTCTCCCGGATGACGGCCGTATCCCAAAGCTGCTGATATTGTGCTGGTGTATTCACGGCTTCTTTGTTTTAGCCCGCGCAACACTGTCTTCCTGCTGGTAGCGGCGGTATTGTGCGTAAATTTGAGGCTGAATTGTTTCAGACAGTTCCTTGTAATCCTTCGCTGTCACCTGATCCAGCTGGCCGTTAATGACCATCAAGTACTGGTTTACCAGCCGCGCTGGTATTGTTGTAGTGTACTGCCGCTCCTGTTGTTGAGGCGACAAGACCACGCAGGTGAATAGAACTAACGCGCATAGGGTTTGCTTTATGGCCATACTTTTATTTTGATGGGTTTTTTATTACCGTCTAACCATTGGAAGTGAACCGGCTCCCCGCCAATAGCGGTAAATTTATCTTTTATAATTTGCATATACCGGTTTTTATAAATTCTTACTTCGTGTAGATACATAGCGGATACAGGATTCCAACGGCCTTTAGCGGTATCGCTGACTAAATGCCACCCTCCTATCGTGTCATATTTTTCAGGTGGTTCTTTATACACCTTTACTTTGGCGGTGTCATCGCTAGTAAGCCAGATACTATCTCCCGGCTCTTTGGTGGATTGCTGCCCCTTTACAGAGTAACCAATTACTAGCAGTATAAAAAGTAAGCATTTCATTTGTTTTACCATTTTGCTGGTTTATGTGAGTCAATATCTATGTGGGATAACCCTATTAACAAACCCAAAACACCAACCGAAGCCCACGAGAAACAACAAATTCCTAATCCAAACGCCCTATCCCGTTCAGTATAAGTACCACTGTTAGATTTTACATAATTCTTCCACAGCGGGTATGCTACAACATAGCCGCTTGCCCAAATAAGGAATATAATAAGGTTGGTTTTCATTTCGTTACTTTATGTATAGCAATAATATCGTATGACTTACCATTTACTATAAGCGTTTGTATGTGAGTATGCGTATCTGTCGTGATAGATGCTTTAGCGCCCATTGCAGGAAACGCTACATTAGATCGCGCAGTGAATTGCACTAGCCACTTAGTTCCCTTAGCACTTAAAACAACAACTGAATTGTTATTCGGAACTATGTTTTCTTGTCGAGCAATTATAGTCCAAGAACTATCTTTTGCTTGCGCATTTGAAATAACAGTTGCAAATACGAATAGAATAGAAAGGAATATGCGTTTCATGATTTTGTAAATTCAATTATTTTAATTAAAGTAGTAGAACCATCGGAATTTTCAGCCCAATTCTCAATCGGGTAAGTGTTATGCTCAACTTCTGGATCGAAATCATCGGGAACGAGAATAACTAATTTCCCTCCTTCCTTAACTGCTTCTTTCATCCTATCTACATGCGCTTTTAAATCAATGCCATTCCCAAATGGAGGGTTAGCTATACACCCGGAATGTTTTGGTGTAATGGGATATTCTAAGAAATCTTTTATTACTACCACATCTGCGCATTTCTTTAACTCATGCTCCCATTGTGGATCAAATTCACATGCAAAAACGAAGGCTTTGTGACATTTTTCCATTACTGCGCGAACTAACGCCCCGTCTCCCGCAGAAGGCTCTAAGATAACTTGTCCGGGTTGAGGATCTAAAAGTTCAGCCATGACCTCCGCTACATCTGGATGGGTAAAAAACTTTCTATAGTCCCTTTTAGCTCCTGTCATATCTTATAAAATAAAAAGGTTATTACTGCCCACAGGAATACGGCTACTGCGCGTTGCTGCCAGAAAGATAGCTTTCGCCAAACGGGAAAATTATCAACTGTGTCATCCGTCTTTTCGGAAACATAGTCTAGCCGCACTGTGGGATTTGTCTTTGTCAAGATGCGAAACAAATTAAGCGCAACCGGATATACGGCCAGTCTTACCAATGCGCACAACGGCCAGCCGAAAGTGTTTAACAAAAGCGCAAATTTAAGCCAACCCCAATGCTTTGGGTTGCCGTATACGTGGTGATAGATGGTAATGCTAAACAACACGGCGATAAGGGCTAAGTAATAGCTCACCTTGTGATCGATGTTTTCTTTTTTGCCGTATACAATCTTTATTCGTATGGCATCTACGATAGCCAATAGAATAGTAAACAGCAGATAAATGGCTGATAGTTGTATCATTTTTGACCCCTCCCCCATCCGGCAGCAAGTAAGGCAAGACTAGTGACGGCCAATACTGCGCCTATAACCGCTACAACAATCCAATGGTTAGCAGCGGCAACAGTAGTTACGGCGGCTGATTCAGAGGTTATCCAGCCTCCAAATCCAAGTATTACGCCTGCAATCAGCATTATGATAATAATTTTCCCTTTGCTCATTTTATTTTTGGTTTTAGTGTTTACCAGTTGTTGTAAAATCTTAATTTAGTGACACCTTCAGGCAGTTTAGTTAAGTCCACTTCGTACCCCTCAGAATCTTCCGAAGTATAATCGATAAAGTGCGTACCCTTTGATAAGGCGATTTCCAGTTTATCTTCTAATAATGATTCATGTGGTATATCGCCACCCCCGAAATATTCTGATGTTTCTTTTGGCAATGAAACATCGGCCTCAATACATATTAACAAAACCTTCTTATGCTTTTGAAACTCCGGATCTGTCTCAGGAATAAAAGCGCGTATATGTGTTGACATGCCCATTATTTATACTTTTTCTGTTTTATAGTTCCGCTCCATTTCTGTTTCGTCTATCTCTGATAAGGGTATGAAAGAAGTAGCTTCAAACCCCTCGTCGTTAGCATCCGGCCATTCCACTAATATGTAATACAAAATTCCCTCTTCATAAACGTCCTTTATTTTTGTCACGATATCTCCGTACTTAGGCCCTTTACAGTTTCTTTTATATGTAATAAGCCCAAATAATGCTTTTTTATCTTGATACCAACCGGTAGTGTTAATACACACCAATCGCATATAATTGCTATTTAAATATTGATCTAATTACTGCACCGGTCACAGCGCCTATCCCGGCCCACAAACCTTTTCCTCTCTTAGCTTTTTTTAACGCCGCATGATCCGCTTGCCGTTGGGCTTCATAATTTCCAACCAGCTCTGATGCGGCGCTACGGGTGTTTTTTAAATCATCCCGACAATGGGCCAGTGCCGTACTATCTGCTATTCGTAATTGTTCGTTTAAAATGAGTTGCCGGTCAAGCTCTCTGTCTACGTTCCACTTTACTTGCGCTATGCTATCTATTTGGAAAGACAAGTATTCGCAATTTGTATATACTCGTGGGGTATCGTGCGCTATGAGGGCGCTGTGAAGCTCCTTATTAGTCGCCAGTATCACCTTACCACGGGCATCGAATTTTTGCCTGACTTCTGCCAAGGCTTTTGATGTGGTGTCTAAGGCAACAGTAAGGTTTTGTATTAAACCGCTGTCTTGTTTATATCGTGCTTCCCCCTCTATGCTGTCCGATTTCATTTTTTCAAGGAGGCTGTCAATAGCCTTGTCTTTAGAAGTCGGTGCGGGTACGTTGCACTCTTTGTACAGCATAATAAGTATAATGCCTACACCGATTATGGTTACTAAAACAGCGGCTAGTTTGGATATTTTCATTTGTATGCTTCTTTACCTTCCATTTCTAAATATGCCTGTGATTTACCTGAATAAAAATACACGCTATCCCTATTCCCTTTACTCATGCAGTCAATAGCTTTCGATATATTTAAGTTCATGCTATCAGACAAAGAATCAAAATAGCTTTTTTCGGGTTTATTCTTTTGCAAAACTAAAGGCTTGTAAGACTGTTTGCAGCCAATGCAGAAAAGAACAATGGTTATGTATTGGATTATATTTTTCATTGTTTTACATAATTAGTTAATATGGCAGAGGCAACATATCCCAACGTCCGAACGCGCCTTTTAGCAATTGCCTCCAACTTTTTTTTAACCGTAGGAGTAACCCGCACAGGTACAATTTCTGATTTAGTCTCTTTTTTCTCCTTTTCTTTCATATTGTATGCAAAGTATACATTTATTTTGGACTATCAAAAATATTTTTTACCTTTGTTTTCTCTACTAATCAGCCCCGAAGGGGTGATAAAGAGGGATTACCAGCCCGGACGCGTGATAACGTTCGGGCATTTTTTAAACATTTATAATGGATAATTGCATAGAATATAAGTGTAAATGCACCCGTGCGTGTGACTTATTAAATAGATGTGTATTTACTCACCCTTTAATAGAAGGTGATTACTTTCAAGTATTGGAGTTGTTAAATCGGATTCATGGCGAAAAAGATAAACTTCGGGCAATATTGAACTTTTTTCATAAAAAACAGCCCCCAAAATATCCAACCAAACCTTTAATGCTTAAAGGACGGCGCGGAATGGCTAAGAGATTTCAAAAGGAATTAGGGAGACGAGCAATGACACAACTCAACGCAGGCATGGAAAGGGGGCGCACAATGAAAGAGTTAAATGAAATAAAAGAAGCGTTTCATAAAATTATTCAGCAAACTGGTAATAAGTTATAATAAAAAACCGGGCTAAGTACCCGGCTTCTTATTTTTTCTCAAGTGCCTTTCGCGCCACCTTATATCTTGCCAACTTTTAATGCAATAAACTACAAATCGGGCACCCATATATAAGGCACCCAAACCAAAAAGAATAGCCGCTTTCCAGTCCCCAAGGTTAAGGAGTATGCCCCATACAAAAGACAGGATGCCCAATCCGTTTATCATCCCTATGATTAATTTTGTTTCCACAGACGGCGTAGGTCTTTTATAGATAGGAAAAGAATGATACCTACGACTATCTCCCACAGCATAGTGATAGCTGGTTGCACGTTGATGTCCATCCCTAGAGAATAGGCTATTATGTCCCATATAAAACGAATTGTAGCCAACCCAAGAATCAGGCTGATATATAACCGGAATTTCTTTTTTAACAAGAGCAACAGAAAAAGTGCTAAAATATCCTTTCCCTTGTCCCACAAGAAATATGCTTCCGTCCAGCCTTCTTTAGAGAAATCGGCCTTAGTTAAGAAAATCAATATTCCGACTATAAACAATGCAATAAATATGCCTGTTAAAGCGTCACTAAGGCGTTTTTGGCCCGGTTGGAGGTCTGTCCCCTCCATTGTCATCCAATTCCTCATCTTCAAGCGTAGATGCCTGATTTTCTTCTTTATCGGGTTCAATAATCGAAAAGGAGCCATCTTCGTAAACGGTTAGGATGAGTTTTATCTTTTTCTTTGCCATTGTAAAAATAATTGATAGTTATGAGATTATATACCGTGAAATATCGGGATTTTCAGAGTTTCGGATCTTTGGGCTTAGCGGCGGGCGTGGGGGTGTCTAGGGTTCCATCTACCTTATCGCTGTTGGTTGTTTTATAATCAATGGCAGCGTCAAACCGTTTGTTTACGGAGCTGAACAATTTTGACAGCATAAGATTGCCCCCCAATCCCAATAACAAAAAGAACCCTATGACGAATAAATCTGCGTAATTGGCCGCTTTAGTGCCCACTCTATAAGGAAGAGCTATCCACGCCGCCAGAATGAGGAGGAGATTACTTGCAGGTACGTACCAATCTTCCAAAAAAGCGGCCTTGTTACTGAATTCAAGATTTGCTAGTCTGGCTTTCTCCTTTAACCTTTTGAGCGTCCAAAATACGCCGATAACTAATCCGATAAGGCCCACGAACAAACACGCTGTTGATAACGGTAATTTCATATATTTTGGGTTTTAGTTTGCTAACTGAATGGCGCTGAATGGCGTTACCCACAGCAACGCGCCGGACTTGCCAAAGAAAAATGTCGGCTGCTCATCCTGCGTGGTCAAAAATAAGCTATTTAGTAATACAGGAGCCGTGATACTCGTCCCATACAAAGCCGTGAATGACGGTACATACTTCTCCACCAAACTGTTCTTGCGATAGCCGATGCGTATCGTCTGGTTGCTTGCACTTGCTGCCTGCTGGCTGTTCTTCCACACAATGTCACAAATGCTGTCGGTGAGCCGTCCTGTGGCGCTATCTACCTTCTGCCAGTACTGGTGATGCAAGCCGGTCGTATCGGCTGTGCCGGTAGCGCTTACCAGCCTGTACCACTTTAACCGGTTATAAATACTGGCCCGGTAGTACCACCACGGCGTAGGGGCGTGTAAGGCGAAGGGGGGCCCATTGTCGCGGTCATTTATGCGGCCGTAGCTCCTGAACAAGTTGGGGTAATTCGTCGTACCGGCGAACTCATTCATCATGTTAAACTCGTTATAGCCGATCACCGGGGTTTCGTTCATTATAAGCTCACAACGGGCCATCATAATGGCTTTGTAGTGCAGTGAATCAAAACTACCGTGCCCCGGACTGCATCCCAAATCCCACGGATAGGATGCCTGTGTGGCGTCGATGGAGGGTGTCCCCCAATTGCCGTACCCCTGCTCTGTACAGTAAATAGCGAAGGACGTATCCCCATCGGTATAGTTGTACACGGCCCTGCTGTACGCTATATAGGTGGCGGCAAGCCCTATGAGATTATCGCCTTCGGGAGAGCGCCCATAACCGCCTACCTGCTGCGCGGTTGATGGGCCATATCCCAAGTAATTAACACTACGCGGGTAGTGGTGGAAGTTAAAGGCGCTCACCGGGATGACGTGATCAGCTCTTAAAATACGACTGAACCATACGAAGTTGTCCACCCATAGGCTGTCATATTCTGTGGTGCCGGACATTACCAGTTTCATCGTTGAACTGTAAGCGCGTAAACTATCCCAATTCATTGAGGTGCGTAGCCAATAGCACAGACCGGACACGGTATAGTTATCCTCGTTACCGTTCTCTACATAGCTGATAATACTTTGCCATTGATTTGCATACCATCCGAAAAATTTTGAATCACGGGTATAATTATAACTTTCGGTTTCGCCGTTCCAGTTGTCTGTATTGGCGTAGGAGCCCGGATGTGTTTGATTCAGATAATTAGAGTTTCCCCGAATACTCCACCAAAATTTCTTACCGGTTCTTTTATAAAATGGATATTGTGTTGGCCCGATATCCGAAAAGTAGTCGAGCGTAAAGGTGGCCGATGCAGTCGTAGTTTGAGCGCGGGTTGTGTCCCAATATCCGTGATCACCATACACCCGCACCATGCCGTCATAGGCAGAGTTTAGCGTATCAATGCCGTTGCCTAGATTTGTACCTGTGAACTCCCCATAGGTATTAGCTCGTGGCGTAGCGCCGGTATACGTATCCGGTCGTTTGTCCAATGCTGTTGTATCGTAATTATATGTGCCGTAGATAGACAATTCCGCAAAATCAGGAATGGTGAAATAACTTGTCCTATTTTTTTTGACCGCCCGGATCATCAGGTAACGGCAATTAACGTTACAAGTAGTGCTTACCCACGCACCGGGAGCCGAAGGGTTGACGGTAGTGACTATTTTAGCAAAAGCCGTCAACATAGAATCCGGCCGCGCTAAATACCATGATCGGTCACTGTATGCCGCCCGGAACATCACATCAAGATTATAAAAATAAAGCGTGTCCCCTGCATCAAAAGTGGCATTCCAGCCCCACAAGTCAGTAATGTTTACAGTGTTTGTCGTATCCTCCATGTTTCGTGCGCCAGTCATGTCAAAAATTATATTCAGCCCTCTATTTCCCGGATAGTTATTACCGTTAACTACGCCTTGTTTATAATAACTATCATACATGTGGCGAGGAAGCCCGAAGATGGTATCGAGGCCAATGCCGTTGGGTATTGCAGTGACGCCGTTGAGCGGATCAACTTGCCCAAAGAAGTTGAAAAACCCTTGCATTTTTGACTGATCTCCGCTCGGGACTGAAAATCCTACCCATTCCCGGAATATTTTGGGTTTGATAGGTGCCTTGGTAAACATCTTGCGCGCCGGAACAGCGCTAAAGTTGATTACCGTCAAGACAAAAAGTATTCCCAGTATTACATATAGATTTTTCATATATTTATACTGGTTTAATATGCAATGGTTCTTTTCTTGACAGGGGTAATGGGAACTACCCCTGTTTTTTTATGGTGCTACATAAGTGTATGAAAAACTAAATCCAATTGAAAAAGTGGCTGTGCCGGGCGCGTAATACGAAACACTTGCATTCCCGCTTCCTGTATCAGCAGAAATTCCACCGGAAGTTCCCGTAGAAGCAGTTACGCCCATATGCCCTGATAAATCATACACTGAACCAAAAGTGGATATTCCGGTTGGCAAACTTATATTGAATGCCGTAATAGTTGCTCCGGCTGTAGCCGTAACATCTACCGTTCCCTCTACGAATACCTCATCTCCGATTCTATGCCAGTGTGTCTTTCTGCCAGTACTACTTGCTACGTTGGTTCCATTAGTTATAGTCGGCGTGTACGTTCCCGATGTAACATTCGCATCTGTAAATAGTGTTGATAGTGGAATTTGCGCTACTGAGCTATCAGTATTATGCACCAATAATGTATATCCTGATATGGCCGGCTTTGTTCCATTTAGTTTAAATAACCCTGTGGATGTGCCGGTAAAAATAAGATTATTTGAGCCTAACGTAAGCGTAGTATTTCCCGTTAATGCACCGCCTAAAACAATATGATTTGTACTATCTGCATCAGTTGTTGCTGTTAAACCATTATCGGCTTTAAGTGTCTTTGAGGCCAATGTGTCAGTAGGCAGTACGTATACCGTGTTTAAACCGCTACCGGCGTTTATAACGTTTAATGTCCCTCCGCCGGAAATGGAGCTTTGCGCTACTTTCCTCACTATACTATCAGCACCAATGACTAATATCGAATCTGTGCCAACGCCCACTCCGGTGAAACCCATTTTTAATTTTCCGAACAAGTTTAATGCAACCGAATCAACAACATTTTTTACGATAAGCTGCCCCGGTGCCAGTTGAGTGTTAGAAGATACTACGACAGGTGAGCCTATCTGCCATTTACCATTTGTGTATCCGATTGCCGACATAGCATTACCTGCAATTAAATGCAGTTGTCCATATTGGTCTGCGGTTTGCGTTGAAGCCAATGTTGTATTACCCGTACCGGGATTGTATAATTCCACGTAGCCATTCGGGCCGCTCATCCGATTATTCGTAGTTCCATCAATAGACAGCCCGCTTCCTACTTGTAAATCAGAAGTAACCTTTGCATTTCCTATAACAAGAAAGTTAAAAGTAGTCGGCACGGTGCAATTGACGCATACGTTCTGCCCCAGCTTCGCATATTGACCATCGTTTTTAAATGCCCATTCTTCTAAACCGGTATGACCGCCATCGTTGAAGGTTGCGTTAATCCATAGCGCAGCATGTTTTTGATTGTCCGCGCTGTAGTTTATTATAGGGTTTATAATAGTTGAACCGGTCAATGTTGCTGCGGCTGTAAAAGAACCGCTAAACGCGTTCGTATTTGTATAAGTGTTGTTTCCGTATAGAAAAGATATGTCACGCACACTTGATTTAGTTACCTTATTATCAACGCCTATTCTTAGAAATTCGTCATTGGGCCCTGATGCTATAGCGGTGTTTATGTACGTAGAATACGTTGCCGTTGGCAGTATTTCCGGGGCATCGGCCATTATCTTTGAGGCAATGGCGTAATGCCCTGCGTCATTGGGGTGAATCCCGTCGCTTTGGTATTGAGATTTCCAACCCGTTCCACTCCTAAGAATGTCAAACGTATTTATATATTTCAACGACCTACGGGTAGCGATAGCCAGTAGTGTATCATTGTAGGGCGTTAGATCTACGTTATTATTTGGGCATGCCGATACTATAATGGCGGTTATTGAGTGCAATGCGAGACTGTCTAATATACGATTTATATTAACGCTAAAAGTCGGCGTTGTAACAAGCGCTTGCGCGTCATTCACCCCTATATTCAGTAATGCATACTGCGCTCCAAGGGTGCCTATTTCTGCCAAATTAGAAACGACATCGGCACTTTTATCTCCGGGGCCGCCGCTTATGTTATAAAAGCTCCTGTCTGGAAACATTGTTCCCACGTAGGACGTAGAGATAGAAGCGGCATTAAATCCAGCTGTGATAGAGTTTCCTATCACCACAGTGCCGCCCATGCGTTCGTTACTCTCTATTTTATCCAGTGTATAATGTTGGTGGCCTCCGACAAACCAGAGCATAAATTGCCCTGAATTGCTTTCGTAGCTCATGCCCAAGGGCGGCCCGTAAAAAGCCTGTGTCTTAGCCCCACTCGTCAGGTTTGTCAGCGTAGCTACGTATACGTTGTCCAGTCGTTCGATGGTTCCTAACAGACTATCGTTGTTGTTTATTTTTATTGACGGAGAGGTGGATAATATTGTACCAGCAATATTTTGTCCCTCCAACAAAGTTATCGTACCTCTTGTAGCGGCCCTTAAATCAAAGTACGCAAATATAGAAGCCGCGAAAAAGGTAGAGGTGCTATTGGTGCCAATGGCTACGCCGTAACTGCTGCTGGTTGAATCAATCGCCGTGAATCGTATTGACTTCTTCCATTGGGTGCGGCCAGTATGCTGGTTTAAAACAATGTAATCGTTTGTGTTATTTGTTCCCCCCGTTACGTCCATATATGTACCCGGAAAAGTTATTGTCACAGTAGCCGTTGCAGCTGTGTATGTCGCTGGCAAAGATCCAACTGCAAAACTTTGATTCACCAATGTACCGGCTATAGTCGGGGGAGTCCCCATAATAACGTCCTGATTAAACCGTTTTGAGCTGTTGATGGTGTCCTTATCGCGTACATCGGTTCCTATTACCTGCAAGTTATTGCTGGCCGTTGTGATACCTCCGCCGCCTCCACTGCCATTCGCCGCTGCTGTAATCCGCCCCTTGCTATCCACGGTAATGTTTGCACTCGTATAACTGCCGGGTGTTACGGCGGTATTGGCTAAAGTTGCTGCCGCACTTCCGGGCCCTGTTGCCGTAACATCTCCTGTGAGTGCGGTAATATAGTTACCTGCTGGTTGTTTGTTATTAAAGGTAGTCCAATCTGTGTTGGATAGTTTACCTGTATTTGTGCCGGATGCTACAGGTAAGTTAAAGGTATGAGTAGCCGTGGCTGACGATATATTAAAATCAGTTCCGCTTGTTCCTGTTGCGAATACTTGGGTTGCAGCAGTCAATGTATTAAGATTAGTTATCCCCCCTCCTCCACCCCCACCAGATCCATACCCTTGTTGTTTTACCCATTCAGTTGTTGCTACTCTATTTGAACTATCTAACAGCCCCATTGTAGTTGCAGTAAGTGTATCAAGTATAGTTACCGGATGATAGAACTTAGAGGCCAATGCCTTTACTGAAAATAGGGCTGTTGGGCTTTCTATCCCTACCGAATCACCTCCCGTAATATTCACATAACTAGGAGCAAATAGAACCGTAGCTTGCCCTGCATCGGAAAATATTTTAGTCCTTATTAAGTATCTTACATCGAAGTTGTGGATATTGGTGAATAGCAAGTTTTCTGATCCTACACTACCCGTCAAGGTCGTATTAGCGTCTATTAATGTACCCCCCAATTTTGCATTACTACCCGTAGCGGTCAACCCATTAGAGACTGTTTTTAACTGATTAATGACTGAAAAAGATCCCCCGGAGGTCATGGTGACATCTCCTCCCGGCGTAACTTGCGCCGCATTTCCAGACAAGTCCCCGGCCCATATTTTACCCGTAGCAAGTGTATTTTGGAGTTTCCCAGCTATTGATGCGCGAAGATTTAACTTGGCAGTATCTACCCTATAATTGGTTGCAAATACTGTACTATCCGTAGACCCTCCTACGGTTTGTATGAATTTTAAACAGCTATCCAATGTGCAATCTTGAAACCAAAAAATACCGGTATGCCCTGCTGTGTCTACATAGATAGGGAATCTACCACTACGATATTTTGCCAAATTAAGATAGGACAAAACCTCTGCCCTATTAGCATAATTTCTATAAACAAACGTCGATGAATTAAAATATTGTGACCGGCTATCAGTAGGAACAGCTTGAGCTACTCCCAAAGCATCATTGACGGTGACATGAATAGCTGGATTATATTGCGCTTTAGAAAAAAAGCCAATTAAAAGCAATAGTGCTGTTATTATTCTTTTCATTATTCTGAATATATTACTGAATATGGTGATTGAACAGAATCCCCTTTTGATACTACGTATTTTTTAGTGGCAATAGTAGCAATAGGATTATACGCCGTCCCCGGAATGGGCCCATAATTGAATCCAACTATATTTACCCATGATACCATATCGGCTTCTGCTACAGGGTATCTTACCACTCTATATTTATTGTTGGCTGATAATGCAGGCCACGGAATAACAATTGGCCCTCCCGGATTAAAATTAACTGAACCTAAATATGTTAAATTATCAGTTCCGGTAGATATGTCAGGCCACGGGTCTGTATCTCCCCACCACCAATTCGCAACAAGTTGTGCAATATTTACTGTCAAAGTTGCGTTCACACTTGTTAATACTTGTCCATTAGCATCGGTAATTACGCAAGAGTATGCCCCCGCATCCCCTGAATCCACGTTTGTTAAGTTAAGGGTTGGGTTTGTTTCTCCACCAATAGGCGTTCCATTAAATCGCCATTGATAAGAGTACGGTTGTGTTCCACCGGCTACTGCCACTAAGAAACTGGCATTATCTCCACTATCTACTGTCAAATTGGTTGGTTGAATAATGATTATAAATGTCGTTATCGGTGGGACTGGTGTAACATTTCGCCCTCTAGATAATGCGTACATATAATTAGCCGTAGATTCCAAACTAGCATCATTCGGGCTTTGATCATACTTCCATTGAACAGATCGACGAACAAGATATAATAACCGTACATATCTATTGACGGAAGTTCCCCCGTTAAATATTTGCCTATTTGCATTAACATAGGCATCTACCTCTTGAGCGACTTCGGCATATTGAAGGTATAAAGGGACGTCAACCATTTAAAAGAATTTATTTTGGTTAACTATATAGTTCCTTGCACGATCAATAGCAGCCTGCGCATTTACAATACTTCCATAAGTAACAGATAATTCTACATTTGACACTTCCGTATACATATTGCTTAAACTGCTATAATATTGTTCATCATTTATTATTGCGGCATTGGCAGAAATATCTTGTACTCTTTCGTAAATAAATTGTTGGGTATAGCCTGTAAATCCGTATAAAGTTGTTTCTGTATAAGTGCTAGGTGCAGCCAACGGGCTACTAGATACCCATACCACCGTTATATTAAGGGCATAATCTTTTGGCAGTAAGTCAACAGTAATAGTAGCATCTGCAATGGGCCATACTATATAAGACGAAGTTAATAGGGAGCCATTTGCTTTATATGGATAAATACGGCGTTCAGTCAAATTCCCATCCGAACCCGTACTTGTATCGGTGAATAGCACATCGCTATTATTAGGGTTTTGTACTGCTGTGAAGGCTCCATTAAATGACATTGTAATTCGGTTTGTTAAAATTACTAAAATTAAATTATAATCTTACTTCTTATGTGGCCTTTTCCTACTTACTTTTTTGTGTTTTTCCTTTGTACTTTTAGTGCTTTTAGGCTCGCCTCCATATGTAGATACTCCCACCCCCAAAGACGAAGGCAATCCTACTGTAAATAAAGACTTAAATCCTTCATCTTTCCATGCCTCTTTTACGTCATTTACAATCATAGGCGTGAAAAGATCCAATGCTTTTTTAGAGGCATCAAACTTTTCTCCCGTGGCTGTTTTTTGCGCCATATAATCCCATACAGTTGCGGGAACAGGGGCCAATTTCCCACGTAAAAACGTTATTGCCACATCTGCTCTTGTTTTTCTTACCTTGTCTCTTGTTAATTCATTTATTTTACCGGTTGTAGAAGATTTGGTTTGACCGGCAATTAATTGAGAGGCCAAACGTATATATTGCTGAAAGCCTCCCCAAATATCCCATCTTGTATTACCTACGTGGATTTTCCCGAAATCCGGACTTCTTGGATCAAGTTCCACATTCGCACCAGCCAATCCGGCAATAGCTAAAACCGAACTCCCAAATGCTATAAATTTACCCATTTCCTTTAAAGCCATTATTCTAACTGGCTTCGGCAATTTTGTATAATATACTGGATTTAATAGCTGCAATCTAGACGCAATTAAACGCGGAGAGAAAAATAAAGAATTCATTAAAGGTGCAGCATCTTTCATTGCTCCGGCTAACTCACCGCGACCAGTTGAGGCATTAATGAATTTTGCGAATGCCTTGTATAATTCAGGGCTATTCTCAAAAGTTTTTCCTTCTTCTTGAAATGCTTTAACTCCGTTATTAAATAAATCCACGCGCATCTTGTTAAGATATGCAACATAAGCGCGTTCACTTCCCTTAACCACACGGCCTATCAATGGTATTTTTTCGGCCATATTACTCATAAATGCTTCTTCTTTAGCAGCCAGATTAAGATTTGACGGGTCAGCCACATATAATCCTGATTTTTCTATAATAGGATAATCTGAACTTTCTCTTAAATCATATAGCCAACGATCAAAATTCTTTTGAGATACCGCCGATTTAAGCATTTCTATGGCTGCCTTTGAAGCAACTATCGGATGTCCTATGGTGGCTACTGCGCCTTGACGTAAAGGAGCCGACAAATCGGCAGATGCCATAATCGTTCTTGGCACATTAACCGTCTCCATAAGTGCATCCTTAATTTTCCCCCCCGTAGTTTTAAGGGCGTACTTATCCTTCATTAAGGTCGTTTCAATCTCTGTTTTGATTTTAATTAATCGATCTTTTGCATCCAACTCCTCTTTACTTAAAGGGCGCGGTGTCGGTTTTGATTTGTACTTACCCGCCATTATATCAAATACATCCTTTTCGGTAGCTTCTGGTATTACATCTTTAACTAAAGGATGAATGTTTTTAATCAATTCGGCAACATTATCAACGCCTTCACTGACTAAACTTTTAACCAATTTGGCTACATGCGGAGCAATTGCTATTAATTGAGCAGCATAGGGGACATTTGCCATAGCTCCTTGTGAGCCTTTGGCAACCTTTAAATTAGCCGCCCTCATTTCAGATAAAATATCTTTTCTTTCCTTTACATATTCCTCATGTGATTTTTTTATTGATTTAATAGTGGGAGATTTCATTTTATTAATCTCTTGCTCCACTTGGGCCTGTTCTTTCTTTTCAACTATATTTTGATACTCTTTTTTGGCCGCTTCCAATTCAGCGTGTTGTTCTACTACTTCCGACTTTTGTTCCGGCGTTAATGTTTCCACCTGATTTGCTTCCATTTTACGAATCAACAAATCAGGCAATGTTTCTTCTACCGGAACTTCCCCCTGTCTAGCTCTCAAACTTTTTGCAACTTCCCGGCCGCCTACTATATTGCTTAAATCTTTGGCTCGTTTTAATTGGGTCAATAATTCATCAGATGGGTTAACCCGAATCTTTGCCTTCAAATCTGAAATGTACTTAATCATCATGCGTTGTTCTACAGCATCCGGTTGCTCACCATTACGCATTCGGTTAAGTAATTTATTCATTGCTTGAGGATCTTTTGCGAACCGTTCATCGGCTTGCTTATCCCATGTAACAACTTTTTCGGGAGATTCCTGATAAGTAGTCAATCCAAATTCTCTTGCTGTATCATCCATTTGGGCATGCGTGATTCCCGTCATATCAGCCGTTCCCGCCACAGGATTAGTTATTTCTTCTTGACCTTGATTTTGACCTTTGGTTTGCTCCCCTTGTGGGCTGGTAGTTTCTTCTGTTCCGGATACTCCTTCGTCCAACGCTCCGCTATTTCCGGATGTTTCGCCAAAAGGAATCTCCTCTGTGCTTCCGACTGGAATGGCATTGTCTTTAAGTTTTACGTTTTTAACAATTGGATAATGTGCTTCTTGTTGTGATAATTCAACAATATCTTTCCCAAACTCACTTTCCATTTCAGCCCGCTTTCCTGCGTTCACTTCTTCTCTTATATGAGATAGAAAATGATCTGCATGTTCCACAAAGGGGGCATATTCTTGATCGATTGTCCCGTTCTCAATCCCTTGTTGTAAAAACCCTTTAGCCGCTTCTACTTGTGCATTAGAAAAGGGAGCAGGCTCATTACTTCCTGCCCCTTCGGTTTTTACTTCATCGGCTTGGTTGGCTTGGGTTTCGGTTTCATCTTGAGGTGTGTTGTTCTTCTCATGTTGTTTGCCATAATTATCGTAATAATCATTGATTATTTTCTTTTGATCTTCAAGGGCTTTTTTCTTTGTCCCGTAATCGGCAGATTCGCTGTTTAACTTCTTTATTTCATCATCTACTTCTTTTAAATCAAACTTACGATTGGATTCAATGAGTGATGGTATATCTTCATGGGGGTATAACTGTTTAGCAACGCTTACAAGGTCGTCCCCAAATACTTCGGCAGTATGTTCGGCTGTTTTGGGATCATAGGCCCGATCTGCTATATCCTTTAAATGGTTGGCAAATTGTTCCGGATTATTCAAGGCTGCGTCTTGCAATGGTACCCCTGATATTCCTCCGACCTTTCCCTTGGCTACAATTTCTTTAGCATTGTTTATTAGTTCTTCATTGTGCTGTCTCTTTTCATTGATAATATTATAGATCTCATTGGCTTTTTCCACGCTTAATTCCCCACTCTCTACTTGTTCACCGATGGCTTTATTTACATCATCTTCTGGCAGTTTTGCCATATTATCTACCGATGATTTGAATAACGATCCTCCGACTATTTTCGCCCCCGCTCCAATGGTTTTTATACCAAAATGAAAAGCAACCGGGATTAGGGCCGCTTCCACCACGCCTTCACCAGCTTTTTTATCGGAATGTATGTTTTTGGCCGCCTGCGTAATTCCCCCCAAAACACCCACCCCGGCAGCTTCCGGCGAAGACGCCGCCATTTCTTTTACAGCCCCCTTTACCGCTCCTAAAAATCCGGGGGTCATTCTGCCCGTTGCGCCCGCCGGAAGGCCCATTTTAGCTCCGGTAGCTGTCATAAGGGCCCCCATAGTCACATCTGCCTTAGCATCAAAGGCGGCCCTATTCTTCGCCATTGCAAGTGCATCTTCCGGGCTATGTCCTTGATCTCTTAATTCTTTATAGAAATGATTAAAGGAATTAGCGTATCCTCTTTCATAGAAGTCGGGAGAGGTTAGCAATGCAGATAACCACGGTACAGCAGGAGTTGCACCGCCACCGGTAGCCACGTCTAAAATGGCGGGCAAAGCGCCCTTGCCTAACGTGGCTCCTTCCGAACCGGCCATATGTCCGAACCCACCTCCAAATCCTTCTGCCACGGGTTCCGGTTCATCTTCATTATGTGGTGTATTTTGGCGCTTTTCGTATTCCGCGATTATATCTTCATCTTTTGCATTATGCAGGAAATCATAATCATTAAACTGTTGTTTTCTTTGGGAAAGTCCCCGTTTAAATGATTCGATTAATCCTTCTGGTTTTTTAACTCCACCACCACTTAATATATTGTATTCATTTTCTCCCTTTTCTATCCCCTCTTTATTCTTTAATATTTGACCTGTATTCGTTCCTTTGGCGCGCCCTTCGGAATCTATTAAATAGGTATCCGCTGCTATTTTTTTATGCTCCGATGGATTGAGGCTAGCGTGTTCATACAACGTCTCGCGGGCAAGATTGGGATCTTGTTCCATTTTAGCCCGGAAGTCTTGTATCTCCTTAGCGCCTACTTGAATACTGGCTTTTGGTATCAGGCTCTCTATTCTCGATAAATCTATTTTATTAGCAGTTGCATCTATTCCTTTTTGCTGCAATTCATTTTGAATATTTGCCATTTGTTCCTGCTTCTTATGTTTCGTTATCAAACTTTTGATAGCAGGGTCGGCATTTTTCAATATATCATTTATTCTAACTTTTGCAGCAGCGGCCTCATATTGGTGTTTTGTTTCCAGTTCTTTAGGATAGTCCGGGGCTATATAACTAATGGGATTAGAGAAGTCTACCGTCCCTTTTATCGGTGGTTCAAAAGCGGGCGCAGCTGTTTGGTTTGTTCTGGATACAACGCCAAAATCAACCCGTTCTTTATATTCGGGATGTTTGGCGATGATCCGATTTACTAAATCAGTATCTGGAATATCCTTATAATCAGGATATTTGGCTTTTATCCTTGCGGCAAATTGTTCTATCGTTTCTTTATCTCCGGGCATTAGAATATCCCTAACGGGTCATTTTTAGGTTTAGTTGTCGTTGGCTTACTTCCCGACAAAGCGGCTTTAATCTCTTTTGCCCTAGCTTTACCGGTGGCATTTTTTGCACCCAAATTAACGGCGAACTGAACATCGCTTATAGGCCTACTTAAATCTTCATCTGCGACATAGCCACCTTTACTATATTGCAGCGGTTTTCCCTTGTCATCATATTGATAATATATGGGCAACAATTTATCATCATCTGTAATGTACACCCTGTCAGGCACGTTTTTACCGACAGTTAAAGCATCTACTATGACTTTATTCAACGGCACTCTATGACCATAAACCTTAGCACCACTTTGGGCTTTTTCTGTAATCTTCACCAATGGCGTGGCCTTGGCCTCCTCAAATACCTTATCGCGGAAAGTATTTGCCCACGTATCGTTTAATTGAGTGTCATTGGGATCGATTTTCTTTCTATAGTCAATAAGTTCCTTTGCATTTGCTTGTCGAATAGCTTCTGTTTGCCTCATCCGATTAGTTTCCATTGCGAATTTCTTGGCCTCATTCGTTTTATATTGGGGAATACCCTCTTTGGGTTCATTCGCTAAGAAATATTTTTTGGCCTGAAAATTGGCAAAATCCACGGCATCATTCCCTGTGTTGGTTGGCAAGTCTTGCGCATCCGGGATACCAGCTTTTTGCCATTTTTCTTTTGGAATGGCAGCGAAATCCTGATTTATCTTATCTCTTTCTTGTTGTGTTACATGGTTCCATAGATAACTAGCTGCTTTAGATGCCTTATGGGTTCCCAATCCAGCCAAAACCGTTTCCGCATATTGCTTTGGTGAATTACCAAATAAATACGGCGTAATTTTAGTTTGCAATCCCATTTGGTCTATAGGTGCTTCGGCTGAATAAACCTGCTTGGGTTGTCCGGCGGCGGCGGTAAATATTTTAGAAAAGTCTTGATCGGGCCCTTTATACATATAAGTATCCATATTGGATAAGTCACCTAGTTTATGCGACTTTAATTGTTTTAAAGGCGTATCTTGCGCGGCGCTAATAAGCTCCCCATAATTATCCGTAAAGTTATCCGGATGTGTGCTATGTGCTTGGTTAAGTCCTTTAAGAATATCTTTATACTCTTTGCTTCCATTAATAGTACTATGTGTATCTGCTAACGCTTCATTAGCCTGCTGTTGGATTTGGGCGTATTTTTTGGGGTCTTGCTGTAACGTCTTATCAAACAGAAGTTGCTTTTTAAGCCCTTTATATTTATTCCATGAATCCACAACGTCTGGAACATCTTTAGCTCTTACATTAGCAAATTCTTTTTGCATTTGAGCATCGGCTACAGCATTTTCTTGTTGCGCTTTTGCTTGCCGTTGACGCTGTTCTTGATACAACAACGCGGCCGTCCTGTCTAACGAGGGCGTCCCCACTAAAAAAATATCACCGAATGCAGCCTGTTGGGCCATTTTTTTCTTTTTATTTCTTTTTTAATATCCTGTCCATCCGCTTCTTGTAGTACCTCCACGTCCCCCCCCTATCCCCATTAATGCACCTGATGCCAATTTGTCAATACCTCCGGTTAAGTTCTGATTGCCTGCGCCCAATAAACCAAGTGCATACGACCTGTCTTGTTCGTATGGTTGCATCTGATTTATCTGGAAAGCCTTATCCTTATACCCTGCCACTTGGTTGTTTATTCCATACAAGGTGTTTTGATTTTTAAGCCTTGCATTGGCATTTGCTACATCCAAATTCAGCGATGCATCATTCCCCATTTGCTGTGTCCCGGCGACTGCCAGCAATCCTCCTCGTCTATCGGAAGCCCTTTGTAATGCAGTATTTTGTTGACGCGCAATATTCTGCATGCCCTGTTGATATTGTTCTGATGGCAATCCTTGCCGGGCATTCAATTCTGCCTGTTTCTGATTCTGCATCACTTCATTTGGTATCGTATATTGTGGCCTGTTCAAACGAGATAATAATTTATTGGCCTTGTGCTTTTGGAAAAGTCCGGTAATACCGGAAATTAATCCACTAGCCGCACTGGCTATTCCTGATGTCATTAAGCCGCCCGCTGGCATATATGTAAATTTTAATTATGTTGTAATATTGTTACATTATCAAATACGATATCCATCCCGCATTTTTTCAGGAAGTTTATCGCTCGATCATTATAGGAATACAAGATGCTTTGAAACCCACTACCTAACGTAGCCTTTATAATATTCCAAAATTCAATTAAATTGTCCTTTGTTCTTTCATTCACATCTAAACCAAAACTAACTAATAAGGTATTACAATAAGCAAAATATCCCACCGGGCGATCCCCTATTTGAAGTCCATATAAAATAGCTTCCGGATAATTATTTTTTATTTTTTGAAACACGTTTTCACAAGCTTCTTCTAGTGTACTTATATTTTCACCTTTGTCATAATACGCCAACAGGTCAATATCTTCTATAAAGGCTGCATAAATATATTCCTTTAGCCGATCAATATGTATTTTAATTCTTTCCATTTTAAAAGTTTCTAGGGTTTGGTTGCCACGTAACATATGGAGCAAAGAACCATGCAAAATTTGAAATTCCATACCTGAATTTTACCCTAATCCAATTTCCAGTTAAAAAATCACCTTCCACAAGGGCTAGTTGTGTATTTTGCATACTAGCCTTATCCCGTAAAAATGACGCATACCTGACATTATCCATTATTTCATAATCCGATGCCAATAATGTACTGTATTGCTGGATACCGGTTTGCGGATTAATCATTGATGTTACGATATCAAAGTTTGTATTATTATCCCAAACCCGATTGCTTTGGTATGCTACATTATTATACGTTTTCTTGATAGCCTCTTTGTCATTGAATACCAGATCTATCATTGAATAATAAGTCGTCCCGTAAAAGGTGTTTCTGTTTATTTCATCGTTATGAATATATAATTGACCATTTAACCATGAAAAAACGGTGTCTTCTGCGGATGCCATCCAATCAGGTGTGAAATCATAAAAGCAGGAATACGCATTTCTTTTTTCATTAAACCCAAATACATTCGCTTGCGTCTCTGTAGAGTTTTGCAAATAACAAACATATTCTTCTTCAAAATAATCATAATATCCTAATACATTTGAGCGACTACCGTTTGCTCTTAATAGGTCTTTGCTATAAGGAGTTAGTAGGTTTTTAATGGTATATTGGCCCTTATACAATTCCGATATAGGTATAATTCCATCATTACTCAACCTTAACTGATATCCTCGTATGGGATCGACGAAGTAATCCTGAATTTTCCCGTGGACAATGCTTTCGGGCCGGTTATACACTCCGTATTCACCGGAATAATATTGAACATTATTGGACGTGATTATACTATCCGTTGTGGTAAGGGTATTTTGCCCGCTACTATCCTGTATGAACTTCGCATAAATACCCATTTGAAAACAATATCTTTCCTGCCACCCTCTTAAAATTCTATCTCTCACCTTCAGCTTTTTAATTGCTCCTTTGCCACGGTCAAGGGTATCAAAATCAGTAGAATAAAACCGATTGCTTTGATTTATATTGGTGTCCACCAAATAAGACTGCCCCCACCTTAATAGTGTCGGGAAGGTTACAGTAGCGGCATTCGGATCATGGATTAATTGTCTCCCGTTTGAATTTACGGCGCTAGGATAAAAATCAGAAAAATTAGGGTCTATCATTCCTTGGGAAAAGAATTGCTGGCTTGTAATTGTCAAATTAGTTGTCGCCATACTCCTCGTGTGGTCAAAATCCGGATACGAAAACCCTAAAGGGGTTACAAATTGGCCGGTTGTTAATGTAAAGGTAGTATCAACCAAAAATGTATATGTATTTGCTTTTGAATTATCAAATACGGGGCTTAATGCAATGACCGCTCCATCACTTCTCTGTAATAAAAATTGATACAAATCATCCGATCTATCATCTGGAAATGTTATTTGCAAAGTGCCTTGTATTCTAAAGGTATAATTTCCAGAAACTACCTTTAAAACCAATCGGGATGAATTAGAAAAAGACCAGCCTATAAGATTGTTATAGGGTGACGTTCCGGTTTGTATATTCGGATCGTTATACGATATACTTGTGGGGGTCATGCCTAGTGTAACTCGTCCTGCATTACCATCGGCTCCACCCCCCGGAGAAATCGCATATATAATCTCCACGCCGGTATTAACCTTCCGCTCTCTAAAATAGTAATCCCCTTTAGTTAAAATGAAGGTTGCTGGTGTTACTAAGTTAGAAGTTTGGTTCTGTGTTTGGCCCTGATGATACTGATTCCCCGTTCCCGGAGATATAATATCATAACGTTCGCTAAATTCAAAATACGCATCCAATCCATTGGCTACCGGTTGTGCCGGGCTATACAATTCAATGAAATAATTATTAAACCCTGTACCGAAATCGAACGTACCGCTTGTAGCTGGTAGTATTATTTTAATGAATTGTCCGGTTTGTTGAACGCCATTTATTATTGGATTTAAAAGCTGTCCTTGAATCTCAAAATCCTTGTCTGTATAAACCGGATTTACTAATGACAAGTTAAATAGTTTAATAAACCTAATCCTGTCATTGGCCGAAAACTGATAAGTTAAAGGGGAATTGGGATTGTTTTTTACAAAGGTATTAAGATTTTCAATAGATATGTACGCGTATTGAACCCCCGAAGATGAAACACTGGCATCCTTAATAGTCCTATCGCTTATCCATTGTGTTATTTTTGATTTGGATAGGTTTTTAGTTCTTACTATCCGAAATGATCTGGCCCAAAGAGGGGGCCTATGGTAAATATTTAATGTAAACTTGGGCAACTGTAATACAAAACTAACTTCCTCGTATTTGTTAGATTGTACGGCCATCTGCACATTTGTGTCTATGCCATTTGTGCGCATCTTTTCATCTGCGTACTCTATCCCAAAATCATAATTACTCCACCAATCATAAACGGCATAAGAGCTTTTATCCGTAATAAGGGTAGAAGACTGAATTGAATTATACCTGTCTAATACGGTGGCAGCTTTGATTATAAATAAGTTATTATTGTCAGAGCTTATTACAGTAAATCCATTACTTACCGCGCTTGCCGCTAATCCACTAATCACATTAGCGGATGATTCGCCAACGCCAGCCGAATAAGATACCGTTGTCGCTCCAAAATAAGCGGCAAAGAAATCTGCCTGTGATATTTTACCGGCAACCACCATATGAACAACTCCACTCCCATTAGCTGTATCGCCTCCTTGTGTTGCGATGAACAAAAAGAATTTATTTGTTCTATTAACCTCTATTTTATCAGAGGCAACGTTGGTTGTATTAGTGCCATTGGTTAATTGGGTTAAGTTTGGATAGCCTTCTGTAATATTGGCGTAGATAAGGGTATTCCCATTTAATATTTCTTGTGCTTGAGCTGCTTGTGGCACTAAGTCAAATAGTAAAATACTTTCATTAATAAGTGGATTGGTGTTTGTTTCTACATAATTGTATTGTTTGTCATTATAGAACCGGAACAAATAAATATCATTGCTAGGTATATTTAATTCAGCTTTGTTAAGAACGGCAATCGTAAAGAAATCACTAAACCCATTCCCCACACTAACGGCTGCCGCAATTTCTATTTTTTTTACATTAGGTTTACCCGTTTGTACGACTACGGCTATATCTGCGTTTTTTGTCGGGTCTGCATCATTGGTATTATCAAATGGATTTAATGGTAATGGCAATTCACTGTGTTCCCCCCAAGTACTTTTATCATTATCATCAAACCATTCCCTTGCCTTGAATACAAACAGCTTTTTCCGCATGTTGTTGACGGTAACAGTAGGGTCGTCTTCATAGGATACTATCGGCGGGATGCTTGGGGGTTCTTTTGCCACATCTAAATAAGACCTTTCAATAGTTCCATACCCACCGGACAATGCCCGGTCAATATTTATTTTACAGGGTTGGCCTTGACAATTAAGGAAGTAATAAATATCCCCTTGTGTATTGTCGCCATATATTATCCCAACATGAATTATTGGGTGCAGCAAATCAAAATTCAAGATATCCCCGCTAGTTCCGGAGTTACTTTTAACTATTCTTTGAATGGTTCCCGTAGAGAGTTGATAAAAATATATTCCATGATTTCCGTTGGAATTATAATTGTGATAAATAAGTCGGCCTTTAACTTGATCGTAGTAGTGCCCTATACAAACGTTGGTTCCGTCTGGTAAATCAGTATTCGGTATAAGAGTAGTGCCGGGGAGGTTTTCTATCCTCATGTGCGGCGGCGTCCCTCTAAATCTTATGTTCCTAGCATTAGCATGATGAACCGAAGGAATTATTTCTTCCGGGTCGTCCAAATTCATTATGCCTGCTATTTGTTTTGCTTCTATCATTATAAATATTCCACTAGATATCCCTTAATAGATTTCCTAGTTCCATTTAAAACATTACCGATAGCACCACTACTTGTGTTAAAGTATTTTGCTGCTGATAATCCCGAATTAAAAGAAATCGTACTATGGTCTTTGATTAACACTACAGGTTTCCTAGATTTATGTATTCTTTCTTTGAATAGCCCATTATTAATGGCATGTTCCATATTGTATGAATTATCACACCATTCCAAGTTTTCAACTCTATTATCGGTTTTAATACCATTGATATGGTTGACTTGGGGATTATTTTGTGTATTTTTAACCCACCCATTAGCTACAATCCTATGAACAACCAAAGTACGATCTACTCCATTTTTACACAACATAACTGTTAAATAACCCTTTCCGTTGGGAGCACTTTTAAGAATACGGCCTTTTCTCTTTATAGCGCCCTTCGTAGGATGATTTATTACCCTATCAATACTTCTAATATTACCCATATTAGAAACTTCATAATAGCCTTCGTAATCTTTTATTGTTTTCCATAATTCAATCATAACCATATAATTATTACTATGAAAGTAGTTTAAACCCGTTTGATTCTCTAATTATTTGATTGAATGTTTGTAATGTGAATTTCTTCCCCGGCAATGTCCTGCGGGCTTCGACTGCTTCTGCATAAAATTCTTCTCTTGTCCCTAATTTCATCTTCCACTTTATGAAGGCAATCACGGCTTCTTTTAGGCTATCCCTTATTTGATAATCTCCATCCATTTGGGGTGAGCTAATATATTCCAATATGATACTATCGTACCTGAAATCAGGTGATAATATAATGACATTATTGACATCATCTACCCGGCATTCTCCGTATTGTATTAAGCCTCCACCCACGCCAAACAGCGGCATATACATTCCGTTGTAATAATAATTAAGGAAATAACTTGTATTTGCCAATAGCGGTAACCCATCACCAACATCCCCGTTTATTTGAGATAATCTATTAGGGTTTGTATCCTTGAAAGTAGTTAAGGCGTTATTAATTTTAAGTGTGCTTACTTCGCCATTATCATTCAATACACCAATTTTAGACCACGACCTACAATCACTTGGGAATGCGACGGTTTTGTTCCCGCTTACTGGCAAACGAACTGTCTTTGGTTCAAATGCCATAGCGTACCCTAGTTTATCCATAGCACGGAAAGCTAAAATCCAACATTTATCAAAGTCCCCCATGCTCTTATCATTTTCGTCTAAGAACATAGAAACAATTGATTTTAAATATATATATTTAGCTGCCATATTTAACTTGTTTTATTCCCGGCTGGAAGATCGTCTTTTATAATGTCCTTTGGCAATTGATACCGTTGTGATAACTCCTTTATAACAGTGTCGAAAATAGACATAATAATATCATCCGGCATATTCATTGGGTCTGTTAAATTTGCACTCCTATTAACTGGCATTTGCACATAACAGGTAGCGCCAGAAAGCGACTGACCATTATTAGCTGATACCCATAAAATGCTATTCTCCACCCTATAACTAATTCCGGCAGGCTTTGGCATATAGTTCCTATATGGTACTCGTTTATTCCTAATAGGGAAAGCGGATTCACTTCTACCCATTGTAGCGGATGCAAAATAAACATCTGCTATACTATATCCTAATGGCAATGACAATGGCGGTTGGGGCAAAGTGGCATACCATTCGTTTGTTATATCGTTTTGGGACAGAATGCCTAAATTATAAGTCACTTCGAATGCTTCAGGAACGGCTAAAACACCTTCAATTTTAGCATTTTCATACGCTTTGCCCACTATTGCAAAGGCTATGGCTTGATCGATATAAAGATTTATTTCATTAGAGGTGGGGGCAAAAGAATCATTAGGAAACCCATCTGACATGTGTTTCGCTATTCTTTCTATTAACTGCTTTCTATTATATGGTACTGCCATAATTAATCTCCGGTTACAATATTACTTTGTCCAAATTGATCGAAATCTTGATCTTTATATGAGACACCTAATGATTTAAGTGTTCTCTTTGTTATTTCTATTATAGTGTTTTGATTCCACTTTGGCTGTATACTATTAGCAGGGTCATACACTTGCCTACCATTTCCATCGAATGTATAAGCCCAAACAACATCGGTACAAGAAGCTACGTAATCCAAATTTGCAGTTGTTGCCGTATTAGGAAGAAATTCATATTGCCCACAAATCCCATCCGTGGCGCTCATATATTCAGTATAGTAATAACAATTATCAGAAATGCTAGGTGGATCTATTACGGAATCCTCTATCGCCCAACGTTCGTCTTTATTGAAATAAGTAACCTTTGCCCCATTTATGCGTAAAGCCACTTGATAGATGAAATCCGACGGCCAATCTGAAAATCCAGATGTGATTGTTAAGGTTATAGGAATAGTAAAAGGGGCCAACTTTGTCAAAACCGTTTGATCTTGAATTAGGCCGATATTGGCTCCGGTTTTACCATTTGAACGTAGCTGCCATTTACCCAATAGATCCTCATGCATAGAGTACTGTTCGGCATTCCATGAATAAAAAAAGTCAGTAGAAGAAATTAACCCTGTTTGGTTCTTTCTCACCAACCATCTTTGAAACCTATAAATTTGGTCAACGTTCCAACCCATTTTATTTATTGAAAAAAGTCCCCACACTGAAGCAGGGACTTTAGTTTTTAAAAGTTGTTTGAAAGAACTTTAATCAAACAATGCCGTCAATTGTAGTTTAAATTCTTCACCTTCCGCTGTTTGGCTGAATTCAAATACTTTTTCGGCAATTGCCTCATTTGATTTTAACCCGGAAATATCACAAATAACACTATTACTATCTTTCCAAGTAGCCTTATTGGGATTGAATTTATTAGAAATCAACCCTTTTCCAACCGCCTTATCGATGTAATACTTTATTTCGATATTCTTGTTGCCATATGATTTTATAAATTCTTCCGAATTTTTTATGGCCCATTGTCGATACGCTGTCCTTATTTCCTTATCAGTTAAGTCATTCCCGGATTCGTAATCTGTTGTTGGGATACCCAAATAATGGGAATGGATACGCATCTTAGTATCGCTAGCTTCTTTGGCATATTGTAATGCTTCTTCGATTTGATCCAATTTGCTGGATTCCGCAAGCGCTTGTTTGCTTTTATCCAGTGGTTTAAATATACTGTTGGCCGTACGCGTTCTAAACTCCGATTCGCCATTCCAACTACATATAATCAAATAACGCAATAACTGTTTTTCATCTCCATTCACTCCGAATCTACCTTCCAGAAAAGCACGAACACGTGTTTGCTTTATAAACTGATCGATAACATCTTTTTCTTTGGGCTGCTGTGATACGAAAATAGAATCACAGCCATCATAATACCGGATATTCACCCGGCTTCCGTTCCATACGATTTGGGAAGTAAGAACTATGTTTTGATAGGGCTTAAATTTTTGATGCGGGACAGGGCGCTTTTCCCTAACATCAATAATGGGTAATTCCCGTTCCAGATTTGGTTCGGCCAACTCAAACATATACTTTTTGTCGGCATCGAATTCTGTGGTAAGGAAAATGTGTTCTTTTGACCCCTTTTCAACTTCGTGCCCCTCGATCTTTACGATCTCTTTTTTTCTTGGGGCTACTACTGTAGCGTCTGCCATTTTTTGTTTATTTTAAAATTAGGAGGCACCAATATTGATGCCCCCTTTTATCTTACTACCCTATCAAAACTTAGCTCACAAGCCCCCTTAAAAGGGCGAATTGTTCTGCTGCTATTGTACGAGATCCGGGATAACAAATCTGTTCGTATTTGTTAGATGCCTCCGTAGTCTTTGTAGGCTGCGTATAACCCAAAGACCAGCTATAGATGCGTTGGCCCGCTGTTATATCCGGGTTCTGCTGATATACCCATTGCATGTAGGGGCGTGTGGCATCGCCGTCTTTGGCATCTACTACAGTACCTTGAGGCACACCTACGCCAAAGTTTGCGCGGTAATCGCCCACAGTAGGCACATAACCAAATACGGCTTGGGCGGTGAATCCCTTGTAACGATGAAAGTGGAAATCAAAAGTATCAGTAGAGAAACTTTTGAAGCCATATGATACGGAGGCTTCTGCACTCATACCCACACTGCCATAGCTGATAGCGCCATTACGGTAGATACCAAACAACAGGTTATTAATATCCTGACGCTGTTTTAAGTCCTGAATGAAATGATATTCACGAGGGCCGCCGTTGGCATCCAATACATTGGTGAAATTCTGGAAATCACCTATAGCGAACATGGTTGATACATAATCCACCTCCGAACCACGAGCGCCTATATCTGTAAGAATACCAACTGTACCGGTAGTTCCAGAAATGTTGGCGTAAGGTACGCCTTCAAATACCGCATCTTCCACGTTCATCATCATGTTGATGTTCATGGTTTGAACGGCCAAGGCCGGTTCGTAGAATTTGCCGCCGCCGAAATCAATCTGCGTTTTATTCATGGCAGCCAGATCCGAAGATTTGGTGGATGCCCGCAGGACAGTACAAGTATTGTCGTAGCGGAACATTTTTTGCTGCATTGTGCCTTGCGAATCAGAGCTTTCTCCGGCCAATTGGTTACCAAAGGTTTCCAATCCTTCACCGGCCAGAATGGACGTTCCTGTTCCAGAACGAACCGTGTAGGCTCCTAAAGGAGTGAGTTCTATTACAAAAGCGCCGGTTGTTCGAGTAATATTTGTAACCTTGTATTTTAAGCCGTTAGAACGTACTTTGACGGTTTGATTCAGCAGGAATGGCGATTGTGTGCCCGCTGCGCCATCATTATACGATTGTGGGCTTTTAAGTGTTACGCTTATGGCTGCGCCAGAAGCGCCGCTGGCTACAGTATTCAAAACAATACCAGAACCGAACGGACGACCTTTTTCAAAGTGAGAAAAGGTATTGGTGGTTGTGTTGGTTTCTTCTACTGTAGAGCGGCCTAAAATGTCACTCACTAACATATACGAGCTATTGCCGTATTTGGCGATAATGCCGGGGATATAATCGGGAATGACGAAGTTGAGTTCATTAAAAATGCCGGTCGTTATCCCTGAAGGATACGCGGCGGGGCCCGGTTGTCCGGTTGCACCCCTAACTATTGCTGATGGCATGAGTGTTTGAGTTTAAAATTGAAGAACATTATGGGTTTCTTCGTATTCCAGCCGCTGCCATTGCCTTATCCAATTCGGTAGGCTCACCAGATTGAACATTCATTTGTCGAACCACGCCACCGGAGTTATCCGGTAACATAGCTTTAATGGTGGCATTTTTACCTTGCTTTATGGCCTCAAGAAGCATTTTATCCTTGTTTTTGGCAAAATAAATTGCCTCTAAAAAGCCTTTATGATCCGGGGTTCCATCCGGATTTTTGAAGCTGTTAAAAAAGGATTGCTCATCGGTTACCATTGCTTGCGCCTTCCCAAAACTTTCTGCATCTGGCTCATACTGAAACTCGAAGTTGATTTTATTGGGTTCATCAATAAAAGGGAGTTTAGTTTCCAGTGTTTTAGGTGTGAAGGACTTGTATATTGCGGCTATTTCGGCATCCCGTTTTGCTTGCTCTGCTTGGAATTGGGTTTGTTGCTCCAACGATTTCTTGTATTGGACATACCCTTCATCTTCAGAAGCTATTTCGGGGAATACGAGTTTACTTTTTGCTGCGGAGAGTTCCGGTTTTGCCAACTTGGCCTCAATTAAGAGTTCCATTTTTTTATCGTTGGCTAATTCCTCCCATGCAGAAAGGCGCTGGTTGTAATCAGTTTCATCTTCTTCGGCGCTTTGTATGGGCTTGGGAGGAACGGAAAAGGTCTTTTTAAATTTATAGTCAATTTCTGCCGGGCTAAGGTCTTTATACTTTAGCTGCATCCCTAATTTCACGATATCGGCGGCAGATTCGGGAGTTACATCGGCATTGAGGTATTGATCAATTTGATGTTCCCTTTGAAGATATTCCCGAACCTCATTAGTTTTACCTTTCTGCCATGCTTCAAACAGCTTCTTACTTTGCTCATTCTCAAATTCGTATTCGATGACGGGAGGGGCGGCTTTTAAAGCCCGTAGTTCCTCTATTTCTTTTATGGCATCTTCGTGGCTTTGGTAGCCGAACTTCTCCTTAATGGGGGTAAAATAGTCTATGGCCTGCGCTTGCTGTGCGGCAGCGGCGGCCGTTTCTTCGGCGGTAGGGGCGGCTGCTTGTTGAGTTTCTGGCATTTTGCCACCAAGGGCTATTGCCATCTGTTGCGCGAGTTCGGCAGCCGCATCGGGTTGCTGAACTTCTTGGGTTTCTACGACATTGTCGGCCATGTTATTGGGAATGTTTTTTAATTATACTCCCAAATTTATAAATTATATGTGGGGGATTTTGGAGATGTGACCCGGTCGTACTACTTTTAAGGCATGAAAAAACCCAAAATAGTCAAATTCAGCATTTCTATGAGGCAAGAAACCCAACAGTTGCTTGACCAAATGGCCTTCCAAGAAGGACGCACCAGAAGTAACATAATTGAATATTTGTGTAAAAAGGCCATAAAAACAGCGCCTAAGCCATCATCTTAATCTTGTATTGTGGAAGTACTTTAGGTTTGATTTCTTGCGATTGGGGTACTTGTGTTTCACCAAATACCGCCACTAAAGCCATCTGCAATGCCACCCATAAGTCACTTTTGGTACGATCTAAGTGATCATATTCTAACCCCTGCTGCAACAATCCGATATGTTTAATCCTATGAACATGCCCATTATAAACTTCGTCGCTATCCCCGTCAATATATAATTTACTTATCTGAAGCATTTGACCTAATTGGAAAGGATCGCCGCTTCGGCTCCCATATTCCAGTTTAAAGTTTTTCTTTTTAAGTGGGTTGATTAGACCTATGGGTGTCCATGTAAGAAAGGCCTGACATTTTTGATTGCAAAAAAACCTATAAAAATCAGTACGCCTATCCACTTCATAGTTCGCTTTGCAGCCATACCAAAGACAGGCTTTCATTACCTCTTCATCGAAATGAATATCTAATCGGGTAGGTGAAATCCATAAGGCAACCGGGTAATTTCCGGTTTCAATTCCATCAACTATTAACGATTTTTTAAAAACTACTATAGCAGGGTTAGAGCCATTAACCGCTATTCGATCTTGAGTTGTATCCACTCCTATCTGATACAACATTGTATTTTTGGGCTCTAAATAACCTCCTCGATCTTCAAATTTATTTGGATTAATCGGAGTTTCTAATATAAACCAACCACCCTTTTCGTCATCCATCATCCTCGCTTCTTTTATCTCTTTTGCCTTTTTCCCGATTACTACCGATGGAATAGTTTTCTTTTTAAGATTAAGGCGGCATTGTCTCCAAAATGGTGGATCGTCTTCTAAATCTTGAATCTGATTCGTAATATTTTGCGCATTGTATTCACATCTATCATTACCAGCATAAAAAGCCTCTTTAATTGTTCTGGCTTCTTTACGAATACGAGCGGCTAAGGAACGCTGATTATGCTTTACAGTTTCCCTGTCGGCTAAAATTTCTTTTATTGTTTTTTCAACATTTGGATCTCCATATTTATCGAAATTTTTAGCTCTGTCTGCGGTCATAAAAAACCTGTATAAACCACTGGCCGTTCTTCCATTCTCCCCTTTATTTAACTGATCGCTATCATTCCAAAGTCTAATCGCCGCCTCTTGAACGCCCTCTTTTTCAGTATCCAACACTTCTACAGTAGATGTGTATAATACTTTACCGATTATTCGACCCTCATCATCCATTAAACAATAACGGGTAACTTCATGCCGATCATATATATTACACTCTACAGTTTTAGCCCACTCATCGTCGAGTTTTCTATGTATTTTTTGACCGTCAGTAGCAAGGGCTTCCGCACTATAAAAATCTATCAAGGAACCAAGTTCCTCCTTTTCTAAATTTTCTTCCGCTTTCTTGCCTCTTATATTTGTATTTTGGAACCGTAATTCAGACTTAGGTGTTACGCCTCCCGATAAATCATATTCAGGCTTAAAAAATCTCGGCCATTTTTTAAACGGGTCTACTACTGCTTTGGCAAAAACCTTTTTGGCATCCGCTCCTGTTTTAGATTGAATTGTGCCATTTGTCATTTTTGTCCTTGTAGGATAGTCTAAGACAAAAACTCCCCCTCTGAATGTTTTACCAAAACGACGTTTGGTTATTTCCAACATTCCAAGACATTCGGGATCTTCTATGACATATTGCAGAAAATAAAAATATTCCAAATCGGGTTCTCTATAATTCGGATACCCTATATCTATTTGCGTATGTTGCATGAATAGATAATGGGGGCCAACCAAATAAACAGGCTTGCCCTTTTTCATGTACCAAAATCCATGTAATCGTCTATCCCATTCTTGTTGCTTATATTCTTCGTATTTCTTATTGAAGAAGGGTTCGGAATCGTCCTTTTTTCTTTTATTATAAATATCTTCTTCTTTGAGAACATCAAAATACCAAGCGGGAGGCTTGATTCGTTCCCAATATTGTTCCAATGGATTATCAGATCTGGAATACACTCCCACCTCTCGTAGCTCTTTTGTTACAACATCCACGACAAAACCAACAGGTGGGATGTGGCAATCTAACCCCTGAATATTAACTGTAGAACCTCCTTTTATTGGTAGAAACATATTTAGGACATATTTTTCCCCGCTGTATTACCTATGTTTTCGGCTATGCTCTCTGGTGTGGTAATTCTGCGATTTATTTTAACATCCTTTTCTTCATCCCCCGAAATTCCAATTGAATCTCCTAACGCCTTCACCGCTGCTGATATACTGGAACTGTCATTCCAGATTACCTTAAGACGTTCAAAGGTCTTATCTTTGGGGTCTTCAAGATTCAGGTTTTTTAGATTGGTAGCATTTAAGATATCGGCCATTTCCCATGACTTTCTATTAAGAGCATAGTAAAGTTTCGCAGGCCCATTTTCTTCGTACCGCTTTATAATATCTTCACATTCTTCAATCGTTCTTGCCATGTTTTATTGCATTTGTGGTTGTTCGGCTTGTTGCTCTTGAGGGTTTTCCATTCCTTGTTCTTGCTGCTGTTCTGCCATTTGTTGTTGCTGGGCTTCCATCATTTCCTGCTGCTGATTCATGGCTATATTCTTTTGCATTTCCTGATTCTCTACCGTTAGAGGAATGGTAATATTAGGTATTAGCTGTTGTATAACAGGCAGCGCAATATCAGGTGATATAACACCTTTTCCTATGGCTTGCCACAGGCCATTAACCGTTGCCAATTCTTTATCTTTTGTCGCCTTAAAATCAAGCATTTCTTTTTCGGCGGCTAGTTTTTCTTTCTGCAATTCAGCTTCTTGTTGTTGGGCCTGCATGGCTGATTGCTGTTGTAATTCGGCATTTTGCTGTTGGAGACGTTGACTTTCCTCTATTGCGCGCTGCCGGTTCTTTTTGAAGGTAGAATCAAGATATAAGCAGGCTAGTTTATAGTTGTCGATATTTCGGAGCATGATAGCATCCTTAATGGTAAGGGAGGGATTGCCTTGTGCATCCGGCATTTGGCTATAACGTTGTATATCCTGTTCTAATAGTTCCTTTTCATATTCGGTGGATTTGGTTTTGATAGCTACCTTAAACCGGGTATTAAGCATGTCTTCTTGGGATTCCGGTTCTTTTTTTACTACATCATTCCAGTGCAGGAGACATATTTTATAGAAGGTATCTTCCCATCCTTTGTTGTTTCCTACAACTATGAAGTCAGTTACATTATAGGAACTTTCGTTTTGGCCCTCTGCCAGTTTGCCGGAAGTACGATCACCCACATCGCTACCATCCCGGTACATTGGAACGCCAACCAATTGACGTATCTCATTTACGATTTGTAGCATCACGTTGGTACAGCCTACAATCTTTTCTATGGATTCATCCCGGACGGTATTGCTTAATGGCGGCGCTTCTCGTTGAAGTGGATCAAGACCCTTGCTACTCCATATTTCATTACCTGTTTGGTTGTAGATCCTTACCACTTCTTCCCATGCTACGGTATCTCCAGTACCTAAATCAATATTGCGGGCTGATTCCACATCAATACGGATGCCACTTGGTTTTAATAAAGCGATCAATTGCTTACGTTTCATCTTTACCAACTGGTATTCCCGTAAACACTCCATCATGCGTTCTCCCAATGATGGCATATATTCTCCGTCATTTCCGGGGATTACTACTGTATAAGAAGACAGGGGCCTTGAAACATTGGTATATGGCGTAATAATCAAATCTGGTGGCCCCCAATAAAGCAGCGTATCACCATAAGGAGCATATACCCCACGCATCCATGTATTTTTCTTACGCTTTATTATTTCTGTGTCATCAGGTTTGGGTTGCTCTATAACTGTTCCGTCCTTTTTGGTTTGTTGATACGGGATGTTCTTTTTTTGTTCGTAGTTTTTCTTCCCAAAGGCATCCGTTTTTTCAACGTAATACATATCCTCCCCGCAATCTATTTCAGCATCGAGTAATAGGATGCAACAATCATCATAGGGTCGATTGTAATTATATGGCATTAGCGACCAATTCTCATTCCACATATAATTAAATGTGCCAATGTTTTTATTGGTGGACATTTTAGCCAGTTCAAAGATTTGCTTTTCCGTGAGGCCATCGGGTTTATATTCACTCTTGCCATATTTCGCCCGAAAGTCCCGCACCTTTACGCTGATAAACTCCCCGATTTGGTCTATCTCTGCTTCTCCGGTATCATTCATGAAGAAGTTATAAACCATATTTGTAGGGATACATTTTCTTACTGAATATTCACCGGGGGCAAGACATTCTATTTTAGTGCAGAAAAAGTTGAGCGCAGCCAAATCGAAGATGGTTTTCCGGTTCATGACGGATTCGAAGCTGATATCATCCTTTAACTTTTCGATTATTTTTTCAAACCGTATTTCTTTGGGTAGGCGGTCTTCTAATTCAAAATAAACCTGCGCAGACAATTCATCATCGGGGACATAGGCGTTAGGGGGTTCTAATTGTATTCCTGCTGCCTGTTGGGTTTGGTTAATCGTTTCTACATCGTGCATCCTGAAAAGCGCATCGTGCAATCTTTCTCGTTTTTCATTTATCGAATCTGCGTCAATGGCATTTACACAAGCGTAGGTTTTACTTTTTGACATTGATTCCACTAATGTACCCATGAATTGAGCCGCAATACGGGAAGGGGTGGTATCTATATTTACCCATGCTTTATTGGCATCTGAAACCGATAAGTAGTCTAAGAATTCGTTCATCTTCTGACTACCCTTCATCCATAGCAAAATTTCAATCCATCGTTGGGAGCGCAGCCGGAAGAAATTAAGGCTCGTATCGTTTGAGTACTGTGTACGATAAAATTGCTGCATTATTAGCTTCCCTTTTTCTTTGGAAGCCTTTTCTTCGGGCGACATAAAAAACCTTGCTAATAAAGGATCTGATGGCAGAGATGCCGGGCTATAAGAAGGGATGTTATCGGCCATTAATAGGAATTTAACCTAAAAATAGCATTTTTTACTTTACAAAGCCTACAATGAAGTCAGAATGCACTTTTGTAACTCTGGTTTCCACGCCGTTATAATTATATACTATATCGTACCCGGCGTTGGGCTTATGGAATATTAATTGCCCCGGTTGATACGGCTGTGTGCCTGCGTCTATGACTTTTGCCCGATCAATATACGTTTTACGATATTCTATCGGTACAGGTAATGGGGTAGGAATTTCTACCCGTTCGCAAATGATATTCCCGCACATGGGTTTTATTTTGCCCCCTTCAGTTAAAACCCCAAATACTGTTTGGTTAAAAGGAACGCTAAAAAGATCGTCTTGAAGGAAATATGGTGAGGGGGCGTAAAAATGATTATGGTGGAAAATAGCTATCTGGCCCGGCTTAATGACACGATTCCCTTCCACTATCAAGGCAACGACCGGTGATCGCTCCCTATAGTTCGTTTCAAACTTCAGGGCAGTTGAAACGGTAATACCCCCGATTGAGAATGTGTCCTTTTGACGCATATCAACCCTAACCAAGATTCGTTCATTAACTGGAATCATACAATACCAATTATGTGCCCCGCATCCAAAACAAGATAGGTTTGCCCTTCATATTCTATTTCCTGTCCTGTTCCTTTATGAAACAGGGCTTTCTTCCCCTTGCTGCGCTTGATTTCCGGATCTTTAACCAAACCACCCACGCCATAAACAACGCCTGTATGGGGCTTTTCCCGCCCGCTGCCGGGGATGAACAACTTACTAGCTGTTTCGGTTTCGGTTTTATCCCGGATTACAAAGACTGAATTGTTAACTACTTTTATGGGCATATCGTATTGATTATTAGGCCACTGCCTCTATTAAGCATTCGGAAATTATCAGCATACCCGCAATGGAAGCCGCATTTATCAAAGCGCAGCGGAGAGCTTTGGTGGAATCAATAATGCCGGATTCTACTAGGTCTTCTATTTTAGCAGTTTTGGTATTGTAACCGTAATTGCCTTCTACTTTCAAAACCTGTTGCTGGATTAAGTCCGGTTCTACGCCACTATTTTGAGCCATTTGCCGTAAAGGAGCAAGCAGTATTGTGTGGATTAATCGTTGCCCCTTATCAAAATCATTAGCAACCATTTCTGCCCAAAGTTTCTGACCTATACGGGTGAAAGCCGTGCCGCCGCCTGCCACAAAACCTTCGGCGATAGCCGCCTTTGTTGAACGTACAGCATCATCAAATCGATCAAGTTTTTCCTTCATTTCCGTCTCCGTGGCAGCCCCTACCTGAATAACTGCCACGCCGCCTGTCAATTTGGCAATACGCTTTTCAATGGGGAAACGCTCTTCTTCATTTTTGGCCTGCGCTAAATTCATCCTAAGCTCATTCAGGAGGTTTTCCAGCCCTTCGCCGTCATGGATACCTCCAATAATGATCGTTTCCTCTTTGCTTACTATACACTTTCTGGCCTGCCCTAAATTCTCCAATTCAATTTCCTTGATATCAACCCCTCTTATATCGCTTACATAAGTACCCCCCGTTAAAAGGGCTAAATCTTCCATTTCTATACGGCGTTCTTCACGGAAGGCGGGGGCCTTCGTCACACATACCCGGATAGCCTTATTGTGGTTATTTATTGCCAAAAATGCTAGTCCTTCTCCTTCAGCATCTTCACAGACAATAAGGAGGGGGCGACCATTGGCGTTTGCCAGTTCTACGGCCCGTTTCACTTGGGTATGATGGGTTATCCGGCTTTGGTACAGCAGGATAAGGGGGTCTTCAAATTCGCATACTTGCTTATCGGGTTTATTGACGAAAAATGGACTTATCCAATTATCATAAGTCCATTTATAGCCGTCGGCTATCTTGATCTCTGTTTTGACACTTTTACCGGCCTCAATGTCTATAATTCCTTCAGGGCCAATCTTTTTGAAAGCGTCTGCGATAAGACGGCCTATAGCGGGATCATTGTTGGCGCTCACACTGGCTACTTGGAATATCTTATCGTTATCGTCCCCAATGATAATAGACATTTCTTTTAATTCAGCCACAGCTTTTTCTACGGCGCTATCGATCCCCTTTTTTACCTCTTGGGAGTTAGCGCCCTCATTGACGAGTTGCATCCCCCCGGAAACAATAGCTTCGGCCAATACACAGGTGCAGGTGGTAGCATCCCCCGCTGCTTCTACGGTACGAAAGGCTGCTTCCTTTATCAATAAGGCTCCCCGATTCTCAATGGGATCAGTCAGCGAAAAATGCTTGGTTACCGTGAAACCATCTTTTGTAATGATTGTTGGAAGTTGCCGGATAAATCCATCCTGATAGATTGCCTCGCCGATTAAAACGCATTTTCCTGACCCACCCATAGTAACACGAACCGCGTCAGTTATTTTTTTAACCCCTACTAGTATCCTTTGCCTTGCTTCATTTGAAAATAAAACGGTCTTATCCATAATTATATATATTTAAACGAGTACCCTCCTGTATGATTTCTGCTCCCTAAGCAAACTTTGTTGATTGACCTCCTAGATAATTTCATTTTTTGGGCCGCCTCTGCTATTGATTTATAATTTACGCCCGTTTCCAAACATATTATCTTTTTAGAAGTCTGCCCAATGAAATTCTTTTTCCAATTATCGGATGGGGTTTTTCCTAAAACCCGATATGAATGTAATTCATCCTCAGATCTTGTAGCCCACTCAAGCATAAAATACCGATTATCAGATCTATCTCCTAATAAATGGTTAACATGGGGCTTTAATTCAATATTGGGAATAAAGGCAGCCGCCACTAATCGATGAGCCTGAAAGGATTTCATCTTAGAATTTTTGCTTAAAGTAAGACGTATATATCTGTGAGATATTCGCCCTTTTTTTATCTGTAATTTACGTTTAACTATAAGGCCCTTCTTTGATTCCCAAGTTTTGGGCATACTTCTACAACGACCAAAACTGCTAATCTCATACAGGCCTTCATATCCTTTAATCAGCCGCCACTCTTCCGTATGAACCACCCCGTCAATTTCCTCAATAATGTTTTCCAGTGATAGGTTTTTATAATGTTCGGCCATGAACTATTTTTTATTCTTCTTTGCTTGTTTTAACCGTTTCATACCGTGAATAGCGGCATTATAAACCATCGAAAGGAAATACATTCGTAAATAGTTCTTTTCTTCTTCGGTTCCTTTATCTGGAACAGAGCATTCTATGTAGGCCTCCCGGTCAAGTGGGGATGTAAGTTTTATTTCAAACTTTCCATCTACCGAAAGTTCAGTATAGGATAATCCTGTTTTATTAAGCGCAGATAAATCCTTTTGCGCAGCCTGTTTTAAAATGTCTCCAAGCGTCATGGTGTGCTTTTAAAAAATTGATTGATTATCATTCTTATAGCGCCAACAACTGTCAGCCCGTTTTCATCGGCATACAGCTTCAATTTCTCATAGATCCAGAAATTCAAGCTGATTAATATTGGCTTCATGGATGATTTCATATATTCAGGATATATTGGTGCAATATACGGAAAATATCAAATACCCAAATCAGTATAAAAAGAAAGATAATTTTAAGCTCTAAAACTTATAATTATGGCAAGCAATGTAACCGCGGGGATCAATGTATATCAAATAAACCAGACCGTATTAGATCGTGATTCCCCCAAAAAATTATCCTTCCCGACTACTGGATGTATTTTACAGGACGTTTCGGCCTCTCCGACTCGCAGCCTTAGTTCCGGCTACAATGTCTACAGTTTGATTATCGTGCCTTCTAGCGCCGCCGCAAACTCACAGGGAACACTTTACTATTGCGCTGAAACTATCGCGCAATTGACGACTATCTTTAATGCCTAAGAAAGGCCAATCATTTATAAAGGCTGCTCCTTGTGGGCGGCTTTTATTTTGCCTATATATTCGTCTAGATCTCCATACAACTTATGGAAATAGTACTCTAATCCGGCCTGCGCTAAAAAATCATACCGATCTTCTCCAATAGGAATACAGTTGGGGGCATAGGTGCAAACCTCCAATATTGAAGGATGCATTAACCCGGTAGAAATTTGATTCGCCATCGTTTGATTGGTGATATGAAACCGGCTCTGCTTTATGGCTTGCGCAAGGGTGAGAAAGTTATCTACGGTTAACTTTTTGATGTTTAAATCAAACTGCATGCAGAAATTGTTGTATTCCCGCATGGTTCCGGAAAATATAAGATTGTCTTCATAGGGTTTTAGAAATGAATAGTCTATGCTTTCGTTTCTATAACGTTCTGTGCGAGTAATAATTACTTTCCCTTTTGCTAAGTCTTTGTCGCTGTCCGGAACAGTCAACCACGGCTTAGACAGATCACAAGCCAAATCAGGAAATACATAAAAATACCAACGATTAATCGACAGTCCGGGCATCCCTACATTTGTTTCCCTTATTGAATCCAAATCACAACCTATTTCTTCATCTACCCATGTTTTCACATCTTCCAAAAATGGCTGCGATTTTAACAGAGGGGTCAGCATATCAACCATTTGCTGATTAAGCATCACATTTTTACCTTCAGTTTTGACTGGATGTACGGCCCCTTCATAATAAAACGCTTCTACATCTTTTCGCAAAAATAGGGTAGGCTTAATCCCTGTTTTTCTGTAAAATTCTTTCATGGAAGGCAATGCGGCCAATGTGTCGCCACTATTTCCACTTGAAAGAAATGAACTATTAATTGTCATCTTTTATTTTTTGATGTTCTGGTAATGAGTTATACAGTTGTTCGATTTGGTTCTTTTTAAATTCATACACATCATTCATTTCCGTTCCTTTCATGTCTAAATAAGAGGAACCCGCCCATATATGTTTAAACCCATTTTCCATTAGGGTGTACTCTTGCTGTTGGTCTTCTCTATTGTGTAACCACTTTATTTCTGTAGGAATTTCAAATATCTTATAGCCCATTGCTTTCTGCCACCATGCCAGCCATTGCCCCGGCTCTGCGCCAATCCTTTTAATGATTTTCCATTTATTATCTAATAGGACATTACCGACTTCGCTTTCCATTGTGCGCTGTCCGTAGGTGTGGATTGATTCATTATTCTTTCCCATTCCATTATGAAATGGGCCCACAACAGGAGAATAATGCGCAGCTTTTTTTTCTGCTAATTGAGGATAATAAGGCTTATATCCATCAGCCAATTCAATGAAATCTTCCGGTTCGGCCAATACTTCGTTGATAATTGACTTATGAACCATAGTGTGACAGGCGAACCCTTCCGACATAGCCATATTAGGGAAATAGAAATACTCCAAACTCCGGCAATACTTCCATGCTTCCATCCATATACTACGTTTGTATAAAGCTCCGGCAGGATGAATATATGTGCCTCCCGAAAGTTTAAGAAGAGAGCCGGCACAATCATACCCTTCATTAATCAATCGCACATAATAGTCTAGCCAATTAACGTCTGTAGGAAACGAATCTGATTCTGCCGTTATTACCCATTCTGTCTCTGCAACTTCCATTCCCATATCAAGGGCTATACCGTGAGAAGATATTTTATCAGAAAAATTTGGTAAAACTTGCTTTAATTGATCCCGATAAGGCAATAGCTCATTTATACTTGAATCAGGAAATGAATTGTCAATTATGACAATATCAACAAAATGTTTCCTTTTGCATTTAAGAAATTGGGATACGGCATACGCTGTTGCTTTACCGTTTTTATAGTGAGGTATAAGTATAGTTATGCGCATGATTTATTTTTTTCCTAAAAACATAGGTGATGCTTGGTACTCAATCAATAAAGAGCTTTCAAGGCGTTCCTTTTCAAATTCCGGATTTTCAAAAACGTATTTCATCAATAAATTTAAATCTCCTTCAAGAAATGCCCTGTAAAAATCTCCCTTCTTTTCTAATCTCTCTGTAAACGAATCGTAATTATCACGAGCGAACGCCAGCCACCCACTATCAGTAAATCCCTGTTGTTCCGGGAAGTCGATTAATTTTTTGTAGTTGTGAAAGTAGCAACATTCTTTTGCAAAGTCGTAACATCGAGCTTTTAGTAAATCGTTGTTATCCTTCGGAAGATCGGCCATAGTGAAAAGGGGACGATGAAAAGGACGGAACAGATCTTCGGGCCCACACTGTTCATGTATATTACCAGCCCAATGTAATTCTGATTTTCGGTTGAGGCGATACCAATGATGTCGATCCTCCAAATGATCAAAGTAAAAAGTATTGCATTCGCTATTAGCTTGTACTATTTCGACTACCTTTTCTTTACCCTTAGAAATTATCTCACTGCAATTCATGTATATATTCCAATCATTGCTAGAGTGGCTTATCATATCATTAAGAATAGCAGAAAACCCGTTTTTGAAAATATAGTTAAAAGGGTACTGTACTATTTTTAAATTAAAGTCATTTTGGTAGGAATAAATAAGCCTTCGATCTTCCTCAAATAGACAAAGATCTCCAAAAATAATTTCATCTGCAACGCCTTCAAATGATTTGAAAGTCTCTTTCAAGGCAAGCGGATTCCCTTGTGCCATCGTAACCAAACTTATTCCCGTCTTCATCTAGTCAGTTTTTGATAGTGGCTTACATAATTTGAAAATCTTTGTCGGGGAAAAAACCCATGTGTGCAAAGTAAAACGTCAAGGCCATGCAAACTAAATATGGTACTGTGTCCGGCGTCGGGATTCACATAAAACCAATCATCAATAGTGTGCCCGTCTTCAATAGCTGCGTCGATTATGCCTGTTTCAATCATTAACCGGCCCCCATTGACCAGTGATTTCCATATAACATCCAGTTCGATATAGTTTGCTGATAAGTGTTCTATCGTTTCTACCATTGTAACGATATGATACATCTCCTTAGCGGGAAGTTGACAATATTTTTCATTGTAGGCGTCAAATCCATCAACATGGACATAGCCAGCTTCTTTGAGGTCGTTTATTAACAGTCCATTGCCACAGCCAAAATCTAAAATCCTTACTTCTTGCTTCGGGATTCCAAAAGTCATTTTATTGATCCGATCTATACGGAGATAGTTTTGTCTTTCATTTCTTTCCACTTCGTGTTCGCCGCCTACAAGGCCATCTTGATCCAACACCCCCGCATAAAGAGAATGACAGTTGCTACATTCATAGTATTCTGTTATTCCTTTTGTAAGGCGAAGGGACGACCCATTGAAGCATATCGGGCAATAGTGATCGCTCATTTTATGGTTACTTTAAAGTATGCCCAATTGCTTTTTCTGTCACGATCTAAAACTTCCATACTGAAGTTATAGTCTCCGGGTTTATCTACGGTGGCAGTTATGGGAATGAATTTAAGGGTGCCGGGAACATATTTGTCGTCTTTTTTATCTCCCCATACGGAGCTATTTGGGGAGAAGGTTATATGGGCTCCGTCGGGACTACCGGCAGCCATATCGAAACCATAAGAGCAAACATCGCCTTCGCTTTTATCGGCGGTTAGGGTTATGTTGCGCCCATTAACGACAAATTCAGGAACAGCCTTTAATGGCTTTATTGCTTCACTCATGGCGTTGTTTGTTTTATTGCAGGATATAAGTGCAAAGGTAGAGAGAATTAAGAATAGTGTTTTCATATTAACGGTGATTTTTGTTCGTCATTTATCCAATCCAAAAGTTTATTGGCATCGGAAATGAGTTGATATACGGAAGAAGGCTTTTGATTTGTATTGGCAACCATTTTTAAAAGTTCATATCTAGTTCTAGATCCGTCTGTCCTAAATTTCAATGGCTGACTTCCAAATTCATCAATGATCGATTTTAACTTTTCTGCTTCCATTATTCTTTAGGTTTAGTGGGTATTGTCCAATGGGTTACAACGCCTTCAATTACGTTCCCTTCGCTATCGTGAAATATAAATTCCTTTCCCGATGCGTTATGCTTTATTTCAGCGAGTATGCCTTCTGCCCACGAAGGTATTTCAAACCACAGAACCAATGCTTGCTGAAAAGGGGGTTCTTTACCGGGTAGTTTATTCCATTTCATAATTTAACAAGTGTTTTATCTTCAATGGCTTTACGTATCCATCGCATGAAAGTAATTGCCTTGTCTTGGCTTTTTAAAGTGGCTGTCCCTATGTCATCTAAAGGTACTGGAAATTGATAATGACAATTATACCTTGAACTTAATACGTTGTAGTAAAAGTATTGTTGCCTATAGAAAGCAAAGTGTACTGTATTGCCATTATATATTAAGTCTTTAATATCCATTTGATTGAACTACTCCAGAATTGTGATTAATCAGTTTTTTATAACAGGTAAAAATAACTTCTGCATCCCAAAGAGCATTGTGCTTTTTATCCAGCATTTCAGTATAAACCTCGCCAAAGGCATATTTCTCCCGTGAAATGTCCGGGTCTATTCCATTTGCTTTAAATAGTGTGCAAATGTCAAATGGAATATAGTAAACGTTTGAGGGGACTTTAAACGCATGGCCGAAAATATTGCAGAATAAAACCCAATCATAAGAAAGGCAATCCGACCACATCTCTACTTTATCAAACTGATGAAGCCAAACTTCTAAATATTCGGCTATTTCATCTTTTGTGCCTATAACGGTATCTGTTTTTCCGATACCAAACAGTTTGACAAGTTTCCTCTGCTCATGTTGAAGGGTGAGTTTTTCTATGACATTTTTTTGTATCCATTCGTCTACCTGCGATTTATCGTAATCGGTAAATTCTGCATAAAACTTCTCTCCGGTTTCGGCTATTAACCCAATACTGACAAGAGTGGTATTTTGGTGTAAGCCTGTAAATTCCGTATCAAAGAATACTTTAGTCACTTATTGGGTTTTATTGTTTGGGGTTATGAAATTGTCCACGACTTTTTTTCAGCAACGTTTCCGGGGGATTGAGCGCCGCCATACCAATTATCCCTAAGTCTTGTTGCAGTAGTGAATGCGGTCAGGGAATCTTGGATATATTTGCAAAGAATAAAGTCGGGAGTATTGCTATCGTTTTCTTTGTTGTGTTTGTTGATTAAATTTTCCAACTCACGCTCAAAACTTAATTCTGGCATATTAGGAGTTTTGTTCTTGCAGCGGCCCCGTTGTAGTAGTCCAGACACCATGAAGGAGAGAGGGCATCGGCACCGCTGCAAGAAAATATATAATTTATGTTTTGTTTTTATTTTTCATGGTTCATATTCGACTACTACAAGGCTAAGATAAGCACTATTCCGGATTAACCAAATTTATTTTTACGAATATTCGATGTTTTCGCCCCAACAAAGAATCTGGCCACGAAATTCTTTGGGTTTATCAAAGTTAGGCATAAGCCAATACATCATATCCTCCACCGAAAGTCCGTCGTTTCTGGCAAGCTCTTCCACTTCGTGATCTTCCATCCAATATTTTCCGTTGATTGAGTATACCCCGTTTAAATCCATTTCAAAATTCCAAATCTTTTTAATCTGAATAGGTGGTGCAAACTGTATTTGTTTACTTGTATATGGTTTTCCAGACCACACACGCGGACTAAACCAATCGCCAACTTTCCATCGGTTTCCTCTACGAATGGTATGATATTTAGGCCATATGGTATCTGTTTTTAATTGGCTAACAGCTAGATCACATTCAGGAAGTTTTCTATAATATTCATCTTCCATCTCAATTCCTTCTACGGCAATATATTCCCATATCTTTTCAACGAAATAAGTTGGCTGTCCCTTGCGTGGATGTTTTGCAGGAAAATTTCTACTAAAAGTTATCACCTTCATAACTTAGGAGATTTAATAGTTATATAAAAGAATAAAAGGTAAATATGAAAGAAGCCTTTACCCAAATGGAATCCCAATAGAGCCCCTTCATATCCTTCTATTTCTATCCCTAGTATCTCAAAAGTAAAATGGTTCCATTGATTCCATTCTAACTGTATGGGGGTTATTCTTTTCATTAAAGTTTAATTGGGTTAAAAATTACCAGCATAGAAGGGAATGGAGCCGGATTCTTTTTACCTATTTTACCGTATAGTGTATTTAGTTTGCCGTTTATAATTTCCTGTTCCCAAACCCATTGCCAATAAGCATCGGAACCGAAGATAAGACGCCCCTTTAAAAATTCAACCTCAACATTCTTTTTACGATAAATGTAGTTGTGAAAAAACAATGTATCTGTACGTGCGGGCATTAAGCCAACTATCATAGCATTCCCATCTGCGGCTTCTGACCATGCTTTTTTAACCCACGTTCCAAGAGGTCTTCCATAGGGGCTGTTCATCCAGCATCTTCCCGACCACTTTTGTTCCAACCCGTTATCTGATTCAGTAAAATACTTTTCGCACTTAGCACTTTCTATGGAAGCAGCTACATCTAAAGTAAATCCGAATCTTGCATTTTGCTTATCAAAGAATTCTTGCGGAGTATCCCATGCCTGATTTTTCGATGAAAACATTAGTTGGTTGTTCATTCTTTATGTTTAATGGGTGGATCTTCTTAATACTCTACTAATTGTGTTTTCACTTACGCCGTACTTTTTTCCTAGTGTTGCCATAGCATACCCTCTATCATATTGTTCTTTTATTCTTTGAATTTGTTTATCACTTAAATTAGAAGGCATAAAACCCGGAGTGTTCATTAACGACTGCCTTACATCAAATATTTCATACGGGGTAGTAAGATTGTATTGGACTATTTTTGTTAATTCTAATAGTTCCTCATTCTTAATTACAAAGCCGTCTAGATGGAGTTCGTACATAAATAAATAACATTATTCCGGCCTAAATTTAGACCTGATATTATTTAAAAATTCATCCGCTTCATTTCTTGTTTCAAATAAGCCAATAGGAATATAATCAGTTTCAATGCCTAATAATCCATTTTCGGTATTTGCTTCTAACATAGACTTTACAGTGTGAGAGTGAAATGCCTTTTGTTTTACAGAATATTCTACTACTATTAGTTTTGTAATATCCATGTTTAATCATTTATTGGTTTCCAATTTTGTTGCGAATGTTGAGGAGTATAAACCTCCACATAATTATCACTAAAAAACATAGTTGGGCCTGTAAACCTCATTGCAACGTGCTTAGTAGAACCGTGTCTATTTTTTGCAATATTCCCTATGCATAGTCCTAAAGGGTGATATTCTGTTTCTCCGATTTGCACAGGTTCGGTCATATGATAATATTCCGGACGCATTAAAAAAACAACCTCATCAGCGTCTTGTTCTATACCGCCTGATTCTCTTAAATCGCTTAATTGGGGCATTTTGTCAGGACGTGATTCTACGGCTCGACTTAATTGACTTAGGGCTATAACTGGAATTTCCAATTCCTTTGCGATACATTTTAATGCGCGACTTATATCAGATACGATTTGTTCTCGATTTTTTCCTTTAGTGTCTGTACCATTCATTAGTTGAATGTAATCAACTACAAGATATTTAATCCCATGTTTTTTTTTAAGTAGGGCACACCGGGTTCGAATATCTCTTACATTAATGCTCGTTTTATCCTCTATAAAAATAGGGCAAGCAGAAATTTTATCCACGCTTGCACCTAAAATTAAATCTTGCTCTTTTGATGTTGTTCCATTTCTGATTTGTTCGTGAGGTATCCCGCTGTCAATAGATGCTAATCTCCTCATAAGTTGCACACCATCCATTTCTAAAGAAAACCATGCACAAGGAATATTGTTTTTTACTGATGTATTGTAAGTTATGGATAATGCGCAAGCCGTTTTACCTTGTCCCGGCCTTGCGGCAAGTATAATTAAATCCGGCGCAACCAATCCACAGATAGTTTTATCTAATGCCGTGAGGCCAGTTTTAATGCCCAATACACCGGTTTCTTTTACGGATGCATGTTGTTCCAATACTTTCATGCCATAATAGGCCATATCCCTAGTAGTGCCTCCCAATACCCGTTCCTGAATGTTCTGTAATGCGGTATCGGTATCTCTGATTATATCAAATGCATCCGTTGAATCTTCGTAGGCTTCGGCCAAAGCAGTTTGGCAAGTTTGGATTGTTTCCCGCTTCAAATACATTTCAGAAATGATAAGTATATGGGATTCGATATTAGCACCGCTTACTACTGAATTAGTTATTCTTACTACGGCATAAGGGCCACCTACTATTTCAAGATTACTATCTTTTTTTAGTTGCTCTATTACGACGCCTATATCAATGGGATGATTCCTATCATATATTTTTTGAATAGCAGAAAATATTCTTTGATGAGAATCCAAATAAAACATTTCTGGAAAGACACGGGACATACAGGTGGTTACACAGTTAGCATCTAACATAAGAGCCCCTAAAATAACTTCTTCAATATCTTTTGCTTGTGGAGGAATTTTCCCGTAAATCAATGTTGAAAGATCAATCCCATTTCGGCGCTTATTTCGGTCTTTATTCAAATTAGTTAAGTCCATTAGCCGTTAAGTTTGAGTTTAATTTTTGTTGGATCTTTTTCTTTTTGAGCTGTAGACATTTTTTGAACAAGCCGTTGCCACTCCTTAACGGTACTCAAGTCTGTTAAAGAACGAGTAATTAACCAGTCGTCTTTTTTAATAAACTCTATTATTTTATCCCAACTTGCCAGCACATCAGGCATTTTACCATTTAGAATTTCTGATTTTTTAAATTTTTTCATACCTCCAATATGATAAGCTATTTGCAAGGCGGCTGAATAATCGGTCTCTTTGTCGAAGAAATACCCCGGATTTTTATCGGTAAATCTTCTTACCATTTCGACTACTAAATACATAAAAACGTTTTTTTCATTTTCGGCAATCTTTATACTATTCTTACTCTCTAATTGATCTATAATCCTTAATAGATCTTCATTTTCAACTTCAGGGTTTGCTGCTGGTTTTGCTAGGGCAAATTTTACTAATTTTTCTTTCGTTATGGCCCCCCCCTTACTACCTGACTTAGAACGAGTTAAACTAATTTCACCATCCCTTACCATACGTTTTTGAACTAAATAATCCCCCTCAATAAATAGGCATTTTTCGGCTAAAAGTTCCCCAAGTGCAAGCAAAATAGTATCAAGCGGGTAAGGAAAGTGCCTAGCAAGTTTAGCAGCAAAATCCTGAATTTGCTGCCCGGTTTGCTTATCTTTTTGCCTAAGCAAAATAGTCCCATATGGGTCTGACTTGTGCATAACGCACATAATTCTTATATATACTCCCGTTGCTGCCGCCGAACATTCCATTAGTTTTTCATCTGTTAGAAAATCCTGAATATACAAAGGCAGATATGGTTGATCCCTTAAAGCCATTGAGTATTATATTTAGGTTGTATGGACTTGATTAATTCCTTCTCAATAGCCTTAAAATTCTCTTTTTCTAAAAAAAAGAATTGGATGTAGTTGTATGTTTTTTTTAATGCTCTAAGAACTTCATGTTTTCCATATCTTATCTGTAAATTATTTGAACTTCCCACATATAAAATGTTATGTATTACACTCTTGTCAAAAAGGGTTATATCCGTATGAACTAAAAGATAAACGCCTGAAGCGGCCGGAGGAAGTTTAAAATTTCTATCATACGTATTTAGAGTAAACCATTCTTCTGGATTAAATTCAAATTTGGCCATTCTAATTGGTTATTGGGCAAAAAAACGCCCCTGAAAAGGGCTGTGTCGGCAGCGCACTTTAAAGAGGCGAGAAGGTTTTTACTTTCTTCTAAAAGGAAACCTCATATCAGATCGTCCGACAACGAAAGTGTTATGAGGTTGTAGTAAATCATATACACTAAACTATGAATGATCCTTATCATGGCAAAATCTATTTTAAATACTTGCCTGTAATCAAGAATTAAAGGATATCCTGCCACTCCATAAGTTCTCCTCCTATATAATCGGAATCTGTCTTTGATTCATACTTATCACATTCTAAAGGCATACGTATGGTATCGGGTTCAGTTACAACAGGATGACGCTTTCTTTCTGCTATATAAGAGTACATTTTTTGCCCGGTTAGCTGGCAGGTAAAAGTGGTGCGGGTTCCGGTGAACTTTATTTCATCCTTGCATCCTTCATATTCCTCCTTCCCTTGGACTAAATTTTTACACATTTGGAAACATAGGTGATTATTCGCCGGGTTCTGGCTGCAATACTTTTCGTGTCGGGTAGCATCTCCTTTTCGGAAATGTTTCTTTCCACAATAGTCGCATTTATGTACTGTATAATTTGGTAGAGGGGTAGGCATAAGTATTTATTTTATATGGTTAAATATTTAGCCATTCCGGACGGGATAAGGTTTGTCTTTTTTCTCTTAGTTTTTTGTATTCACTTTCTTTTAATAAGCAACTTCCTGCATCGTCCCAAATGCGTTGTTTTGTAAAGTCATCTTCCGGGAGCTTAATTCCGTACTCCGATAGCCATTCTGGTATAAGGTCGTAACTCCACCATGTCGCTCCATTAAGGTATTCATTAATTAGTTTCCTGTTAGTGGCATCAGAAGTTTTAACCCCATCATACAAGGTAAAATTCGCAGCAACATTTCCATAATCAATGTCATATCCTTTGTATTTTACAAGGAGCCAATTACCGGAGGGGCTATCGGGGGCCATATTTACAAACATAGTATGGCCGTCTTCTGTTCTTAGTGACTCCCATTTTGCCGTATGCTTTCGTGTGCAAACTATAATTGGATGATAGGGCGCATTGTGGTGTTTGGATTTGGGGCCACGAACTATTAAGTATAGGCTTCTGGCAGTTATTAATTTAGTCATATGTTATTTTATAGGGTTAAGTAATTCAGGATTGTCGTGGATATTTCCAATTACGACCCATTGATCTTTATCTATTATAATATCGTTATTAAACCAGTACGTTTTTATAATATCCATACTGGTATTTAAACAAGCACCAAATGATGCCGATTCTGTATTAAATCCAACCAAAAGATTACTTGCGAAAGCACCCATAATAATATCCCCACTATATATTTTTAAACCATTTTTGTCACTTAACCCTATGTATTGCCCTACTGATCCTTGTATTACTTCATAATATTCATTTTTGGGCTCCCAAAGATTTACTGAAGCGTCAGTACACTCCAGCACCCAAAAGCTAATGAAAGTACTTTTATCATATTCTATACTAAGACTTCCGTAAATCCATTCTCCATTGTCTTTTCTTTTACCACGGAATAAAATTTCACGCATATAATTTTTTATTTAATAGGGGTTAATAGAGTTAAATCAATGGGGCTACCACGTTAAAAGTTACGCAATAACCAAGATTACCATCTGCTGCCTTTTTAATTGGATAAAGCTCGTCCATAAGAATATAGTAAACGATTTTGGGTAATCCTTTCCACTTAGTTTTATCTACGAACTCTTTAAATAAAACATGTTTTGGCGTGGCATCATTGGCTGGTGTGTAATATTGCTCTATAGCTACGTCCCTTTTAGCCATTTCTATAACATCTGGACTTAAATTTAATGCTTGCATATTAAAATAGTTGAGTTTGTTTGATGATTTGTTTTGAATAATCACTAACTGATTTTCCCGGTAAAGCCTTTTCCACTACTGTTTCACTAGACTGTCCGGGTTGGGTGAGTTTCCATGTATAGCCCATAGATCCAGAAGACATTAAACGCTTAGTTCCGGGACGGTAGATTAATTCCATGCGGGCCATTTCTGAAACTCTTTTCCAAATTTTAGCATGGGGCACCCGGAGGGCGTCTGCGATCTGCTCTGTAGTACCTTCATCTATTTGAGATAAGGCAAATAGTATATCCTTGTAGGTTTGACGAAGTTGTTCGGGTTGGAGAGCTTTGTAAGCCTCCTGCGATGTTTCAATTAGTGGTCTTTTAGCCATGTGTTTAAAGTATAAGAAGTTTCTGAAGGCTGATTTTCGTTCGTCCACCTAACTAAAAACCCTGTTAAGGACTTCCATCCCATTTCTTCCTTTGCCTTAAATAAGGCCCGCTCAAGTCGCATATATTCAGGCTCACTACTTATTAGAACGTTTTTTTGTTTGGGTTTTATTTTTGCCATTTGGTTTCTTTTTTAACTCAATTAATCCTTGTTTGTAGATATCTTTGGCAGAATCGGAAACATATTCAGGGGCGCAAATAGCGAAGCAAACGGATGGTGTTTCCCTAAAGGCCAAATCCCTAACGTCTCCTTTTCTAACCCACGCATCAGCGGCGAATCCGAAGCTAACCGACTTTTGATTTTTCTTTTCGTTGGCTGTTACGGAACCTACCATATCCATTGTCATAAACACATAATCAGTTGGCTTTATATTGTTTTGTACCCATTTAAGGAATTCCTTTTTCTTGTAGATAATTGTTGACATATCAATTACATTTACAGATTGCAAAACATATTATTACCATGAGAAATATTAAAAAGAAGTTCTCATCAAGGAATTGAAAAAAAGTCATTTTATCTTTTGCCATTAGGAGTAGTATTATTTATGGTTCATTTAATTTGGCTGCTTCCATAGCGCGAAACAATGTGGCAACAGCAACCTTTACAGCTGTTGGGGCATTCCCTCCGGAAGTAGATACACGAAAGTTTAATCTCACATTAGATGATTTATCAATAAGATTAAAATAATAGTCCCCATTACCACCCACTTCCATCCACATTCTTATATCGCGTATATCTTCGTCGTCTGTTTTTAGTGCCATTAAGAGTTGTATTATTAATCAGTGAGTGAATCTAATTCAAAGTTTTCCAATTCTTTCCAGCCATCTTCGCCTTCCTGATAACTACAAGCCAGAGTTACCAATACATTTCGTAAATCGTCTAAACACTCTTCAATATCATCTTTATAAACAATATAATTTCTGTCCTCATTCAACCCGGATTTTAATTGATAAATTAATTCATTGTAGGATTTAATAGCTATTTTACGTAAGCCATCCATTGATACTGTCATATCTTTATTTATTGAGGTGGAAGTTAATCGTATGTCATTGTTGATGCCTTTTTAGCATATGTCTTTTGCCAACATTCATCACAGTAAACACCAGCAAATATTGACTGTCTTTTTATATGCTGGTAATGTTGCTTGCTCTTGCAAGAAGAGCATTCTACTTTACCTTCATGCCAATTAATAGATATTTCCTCTAATCTATTATAGTTTTGTGGCGTGAGTACATCCTTTTCTTTTTCAAGACAAGGTTGTATAATGGTTCCCAACGCTATGTGGCCTCCTACATCCCACACACTTATCACAAACGACTTACCCGAATAATGGATAGAAAAGGCTACCCATTGCCCATAGATATTTGACCAAACTTTAGAATCACTATCATAAATATATCCTGTGGCATTCTTTAAATATTGCCATATCCTTTTCAATTCTCCCTCCCTATTATTTGAATCAAAATACCAAAGAGGTTTAGCAGTTATCTGTGTTTGTTGAAACTCAAGTATAGGAACCATATATAGTATTTAAACCTTTGTTTTAAAAGTTAACCTCCCTGAACTGCCATTTAAAAAATAAGTATCCTCAATTACAATACATTTTTTAATTCTTATTCAAGGAGGGGTGCTACCTCATATTATACCGCTCGGTTGCCACGCGGTGTTTGCTGCAACAAAGAACTTTATATTTTCGAGATTTCTTCTTTAACAGATTCCCAATATTTAGTTTCAGTTATTATGTATATGGGATAAATGCCCATACTTAATTCAAGTGTTGCCAATATTTCTTGTACACAAATAAGGGCGCATTGTTTAGCATCTTCTATTACATGGCTTTCGTCTCTTGCTGTATCATTATAACAATCCCAAGTAGTAACGTATGTTTTGAACTTATCTATAAGTGACTGTGCTTTTGTCTTGGCGTCCATTAGTAGTTGTTTATTAAATTTTATCCAATCCCATTAACCGCATCATTGTTTCTTTGATAACGGATTTTACTTTATGAAAGTCGTGGTCTTCAGCATTTTTTAATGTAATATATTCAGGTGTCCAAAACCCCTCATGATTATCTTTATATACACTGATCATACTGTCACAATAGGCTATTTCAAACCCATACCCATAATGGCGATTGTAATTCCTATCTTTGTAAACCTTAATTTGTTTGCCAAAGTAAGAGCCGTCTCCTTCAAAGTCTATATCTCCACTATCATCTAAGGATTGCATAAACTCAATAAACAGTTCGACGAACGTTGGTTCGTTCTTAGGCTTAATACCTTCAATTTTATTCCAATGCTGTATATATTCTATAAGTTCCGGGTTCATTAGTAGTTAGTATTAAGTATTTTATTAATAGTGGCTTTCTTTTCGTCAGAAAGGGTACGTTCCTTTCTTTTAAGTATGAAATAAAGTGTTGAGTAAGGGATTTTTGTTTTAGTTGAAAGCCATTTAATATTCCGGTCGTCTTTCAATAGATGCGCCACTATCAAATCCCTGCTATCTTTTATTAGTGTTTTTGTTGCCATTGTTCATGCAAGGTATAAATTATTTTGATATTTGCAAATATTTATTTTGCAATACCGAATTTTCTATTTTATCTTTACCATCTCAAACGAATAAAATGAGCCTTTTAGTTAAGTTATACGATTTTGTTCTTTCAATGCGCCGTAGTGGTACTTCTTCCTTTATCAAAAAAATAGCCTCCGAAAATGATGTTTATATATTAGTAGCCACTATCGAAGAAAAGAAAGAGTTTGGCAAAAACGCAATAAGTTTTGGCGAATTGGACAAGATGAAAGGCAAGCCACCTAAACCCATATTAATAGATAACCATGCTATGTTGGTAGGTTGTAATGACCTTTTTACTGAAAGACAGAAACTAAGGGAACAGATAAAAGATAGAAACGAACTTATTGAAGGAATCAAAAATAGCATCGACATCTTTGAGAGAAAACACGGTAAATTTAATTTAAATGGATAGGGAAGAAAGCATACGCCGTTTAGTGGAGGCTAGAAAGCCAAAGGAAAAGAAGGCCCGTAAGCCCATAGCTAAAAAATCTGCTAAGACACTTAAAAGAGAGGCAGAAGAAAAAAAGGCCGCTAGTGCAGAAGGCCGCGAAGAAAGCCTTAACGAGTGGTTCCAAAGAATAGAAGACAAGCATTGGGGGAAACAGGATTTAGATATAGATGGGTTTGACCATGAAGAAAGTGAATTTGAACTTCCTCGATGTATGGAGTGTAATGCTAAAATACCACGAATATTTGCCCGGCATGCGACTGCCCATTTGCTACCTAAAAAAATATTCAAGTCCATAGCAACAAACGATTTGAACTATTTACTTCTTGGAAGCACCTGCGGTTGTCATAACAAAACGCATACACTATCAACCTTCGTCAGGATGAAAGTGTGGCCGATTGCAGCAAAACAGATTAACCAGCTTTTGCCATTATTGCCTTACGACGAATTAAAGTTTGTTTCCGTTCAATTGTATGAAGCACTTGAAAACTATTAGATATGGGATATACAGTAGAAGGCAAGAATACGATTATCTGGACGCAAAAAGTATTTGAAGCTGATAAGTGGCCCTTTAATCATGAAGGAGAAAATTACACCTATTTCTTTAAAAACTTACGGGATAAAAATCACTTTATGAAATGTTTGGCGAGACTATCGGAAGATGAAAAGAAAAAACTTATTTCAGAAGCATTGGGGATTAAAAACATTATTCTACGGTCAAAGGCTTCCCATTATAAATTAAAGCGTAAAAATAAAACAACCTAAATAATGAAGCAGTATTTCGGTGAAGAAGTAGTTTATGTCCCTGACTTCAAAGGTGAACTAGAAGCATGTCATATCAAAACCGGCGCTCCCAAAAGAGGTAGATTGTCCCCGGCAAAAGAAGGCATAATTGTTATTAGCGCAGAAGAACTAATCGACTTAATGCAGGAGGCTATTGAGCATTCACATCCGACCTTACTACGAGAAAAGGCATTTGAATTATTAAAATCAAAACTCAACAATGGCTAAATACCAAATAGAGTATAACCACGGCGAAGGCAGGAAAAGCTATTCTTATTTCACTGCCGAAGATGCGGATTGTGTAAAAGACTTGGCGTGTATGCATGCCAACGAAAGATTAAAAAGAGACAAAGAAAATGCTTCATTTCGTTCCTTTGGTTATTTCAAGCCCATCAAAACATTAATGGTTCGTGAAATGGACATGGAAAAGAAAGAACCCAAACGCGGGGGCCGTAAGTTTAAATTGCGCCTCACCTTCCTACAATTCACAACTGATTCAGGGAGAAAAGAAAGACAGGAATGGTATGAATACACTGACTAAAAATTAAAATAATGAACGCACAAGAAGCAAGACAGATATCCTCGGCCGTATTAACGGGTGAAACTGGATCACAATTGTCAGACATACTTGGCAATATTAAACGTGCGGCCGCTAAGGGTGAGTTTAAATGCTGGTATTACGAAAACATTCACCAAGTTGTAAGAGAGAGGCTAACCGAAATGGGTTATATAGTGGGTACAACTCAATTTGACCGCAATGAAACGTTGACGCAAATAGAATGGTAATGAAACCTCAATACATCAACAGAACCCTACAACCTCCCGACAAACCAATGAAGGATACAGAAGAACAAATACAAGACCTTTTAGACTATGTTAAAAAGAACTACAAGCCGACTGATTTGTTTGATTTATACGAGCATGATAAACAGTTAATCTCTAAAGTTTTTAAATGGTTACGTGAAATCGAAGATATTTCTTTTATACATAGGACAGATGAATTAATGGCCGAAAGAGTTTTAGAATCTATTTAACAGTAAAGACTATTAAATAAAAAAATGCCCCCAAAGAAATATAGATTAGAAGATGACCTTTTAAAAAAGACGCGCCCAAAATTTAACTCTAAAAGATATTGGAGATTAAGAAGGGCACTTTGGGCGTCTGGTATATCAGAAATAGCAACGTGTGAAATATGTGGCACATCACTTTTAAACCCACAGTCTATACTTATTCACCAAGGAGGCCACTGTCAAAAACAAATAAAAAATAATCAATCATGAAATTTATTATCTCCAATGACCGCCGCCCAACAGCCGATGGATTCTATTTTACCGAAGATTCCGAAGGAATTAGGAGCACAACACACTTTTATAAAGGCATCTGGCAACCCGATACCGGCCATCCTGTTGTAAAATGGATTGATGAAACTCATTCGGAGGTAATAGACTTCCTAAAATGGTTTACCGCCTCCGAATGGACATATTACAATGGCAATATGTATATAAATATGGAGACTAACCAAACGGCCAATAATGAAGAATTGTATAAAGAATTTTTAAAAGCCAACCAATGAATACACAAACCACCTCAATAGATAACCCGTGGATTGACGCAAAAGAAAGACCACTCGTTACAAAAGACCAAAATGGCAACTGGGAATGTACTGATGATGGATCGAAAGAGTTTATCGCTGCCGTCCCTTATATAAAAATATGCCCTTTGGAAGAAGTATTGTGGTGGATACGCCATTGTGTAATTGAAGATACCGTAGGTCTTTGTGTCGTAGGAGATGATGATAATGAGCCAGCTGGTTGGAAAATTGAAGATATAACCCACTACTTTCATTTACCTGAAAACCCACAAATATGATCAAAAATTCCTCAATAGATAAAGGAATCCTAAAGATGAGAGCTGTAGCGGAGGATATAATTAGATTTAATCCTAAAAGTAAAGAAATGAATATTTCGCAGGTTATGGCGATATTTTATAAGATAATGGCTAAACACAATATTTGTCAAGGAGAATATACCGAAACCGGAAGGGCATGTAATAATCCGGAGTGGGTAATGTGTGAAGCCCTTATGATGGAAATATATCATGGACATGAATCATTACAAAGGTGCTTTAAAACACCTCCCAATAATCTATTGGCTTACGGAAAAAAACCTTTAAAAAAGAAATAATCATGACCGAAAATACCACAATAGATAAACACGCTGAAGACATTTTTTGTGTAGGAGATAGAGTTTCTAGGAAGCCTATAAACAACTTTAAGAGCCAATCGGACGAAGTAGGAACTATTGTAAATATTTTCACCTTAGCCAGTAGAGCCAAAATAAAGTGGGATAAAAAATCAAATAATGGTCAGCAACATTCCACCATTCAGTTAAAATTTTTAGATAAAAAATAAAAACAATGACCGAAAACACATTCCCCGATACTATACCTGCTGTTAACCTTACTCCAATAGTTGTAAAAACTAAATTGGAAGCAGCCCTTATAAAAGTAGAAGCAGGAATACAAACCCTTCACGATAAAGAAGCAGAGTTAATATATAATTCAGACCATCTTCAAGATGTGGCTGATTTTGTAACGAAAGTAAAAAAGGCACTTGCGCAAGTGGAAAAAGAGCGGGTTGAAATTAAAAAACCGCATAAAATAAATGGCGATGCTGTGGATGATGGTGCAAATCTGGTGAAAAAAGACCTTAATGCATTGCTAAAAAAGGCTTCTGACAAATACACCGAAATGGTGAAAGAACAGAACCGCCTTAAAAAGATCCAAGATGACGAAGACAAACGTATAAAAGAGATAAAGGACGGCATGGATAACAATATAATGTCCTTTTCCACCAAGATAGCCGAAGCAAAGGATCTACCCGCCCTTTTAGACCTTGAAAGGCGGCTCAATTTGGAGACGGCGAACCTAAAAAAGTATCAGGAATTTCTACCAGACTTCAAAACGCGCTGCGAAGCCATACGAAGCCTTTTGAGCCTGCAAAAACAAAATGTCAAGGCTTTGGGTGGTTTGGAAAACGAGGCCACCAATGCGCTGGAAACGGGCCAAGACGACAAGCTAGAAGAAATAGAGGGCAAGAAGGAAGAAATAACCGCCAAGGTGGAAGAAACCCGTACACGGATACAGGAAACCGCCATCAATCAATCAACGGCTACCGCTCCGGGCCGCGCTATACAAGTATTCAATACCGTAAAGGCGAAAAGAACTACTGTAGACTGGGTTATAGTGGATATTGAATTGCTTTTCAAAAAACATCCTGAATTGGTACAATTAATGGCAAATAAAGAGGCTATAGACGAGTATGTAAAAACCAGAAAGGCTGAAATCACTGATGATAACCCAGAAATTAAATATGACGGCTTAAAAATCTTTTTGAAAAAAACCTTCATATAACATATTAACTATTTAAACAAAGAACAAGATGAAAAAATTAATAGAGATTCTTAAAAAAGCAAAAACGCAATACGGCTTTGACAAGTCTAAAATACTTTTGGCTATAGGAGAAATGGATGAAAGTAAATTGGAAGACATATGCCATGAAATATGGAATTTACAATACCCTGATAACGGAGATCCCGAATCCTTTAATTTGGTTAAAACACAGGACATTCAGGAAATGTTAAATGAGTTTTGGCAAAGGTCTTCCGATGCATGCCCTCTTGAAGCCAGCGAAGCTGAAAATCAGGTTAGTGAATGGGAGCAATGGGTGCCCGAAAGATTAAATAAATTAAACAATATATGATCCTAGACGATCTTCTGAAAATAGACTTCACAGGTAAGGACGTATTGATATTAGGTAAGCCGGGGGCCGGTAAGACATGGGTTAGCAATATTTTGGCACAAAAAAATCCTTTAGTCCCCAACCACTTAATAATAAGTACGGATGATTATTTAAAATGCCATCCGGAAGAAGAAGGTAGAATAGACGCTATTGTTGAAGATGCTTCATTTAATATAAACACAATCATTGAAGGGTGCTTAGGTTATTTATTACTGCTTGAAGGTGCTAAAAGAAAATGTTATAAGCCCGACTACGTTATTGAAGTAGAAATTAGCGCAGGTAAACAAAGGGAAATATACTTAAAAGAACGGGATACCAGTAAGATACAGTACTTAAAAAGATTTCAATTAAAGTGCATAGCAATCTTGGATGAATATTACAAATTAGTTCCAGAATCAGAAATGCCCATTTGGCTAACATTAAAAAATGAATGGTAGTGACTACAGTATTAGGAATATTATTAGGAATTTGTTTGGCCTATATTGTATTCTGGATTATAAAGGCTGCATTCTATTTATTGAGGGGATTGGTTTTATTGATAATCATTTGCTATGCCGAATACGATATGTTTATGAAGTTGAGAAGGCGAAATAAGTATAGAGCCTCAATTGGATTACCCAAAATAAAATAATCCATGCTACTAAAGGAAAGAATAAGTAATATAGGAATGTTGGAAGGGGCGAATGCTAACGAGCATTGGCGACAGTTAAGACTATCGTGCTTTACTTCATCTCAAATACATTATCTATGTGCCCCTAAAGGGTTTGGAAAGGAGGGGAAAAGCTATATTCGTTCCCGTGTATTTGAAGCTATCGCAAGGATACCGGCCGATCCGGAAGTAAATACCATGTCAACTATATCGGGATTAGTGGAGGAGGGATGGGCTATTAAAGCCTACATAAGGCAGAGAGAAATAGATCCCCGACAAGTGGTAGTACAGAAATTAATCTACGGCGAAAACCCGAAATTTGCATGTACCCCCGATGGTATCTATTGCATGAATGAAAGTACAGACGGCCTTTCTTGGAATGTAGAGGTATGGGAAGCAAAATGTTATCAGGCTAAACGGCACATGGAAATGCTCGAAGCCTCTACGGCCTCTGAATTAAAAGCGGTAAATGATGAGTGTTTTTACCAAGTTTTAGATCAAATGCTAAACGTGGATTGTCTTGACGGGAAAGCCATTTTCTTCCATCCGGCAATGCCCTTAGAGCAAGGTGGCTTACATGTCATTAACTTTCGTAAAAGAGACTTAATAACAGAACTAAAATTCCTAAGAGAACGAAAAAAAGAAGCGTTGGAAGAATTCAATCGTTTATTTGAAAAGCATACAAAAAACCATGAAGCAAAAATATTGGGTAGCCAGTAAATGGGTATCAGGGTTTCGTTATTACCTTGGAATAAATAAAAGTCCTTTTAATTCAAAAGGCCGCCCTGTATGGTATGGAACGGTAGATAATGCTGAACTTTGCAAGACAGAAACAGAAGCTAAAGCCCTGATTGCACAATACAACCTTAGCAAAGAGGCGCAGGCTGAATTATTATGAGCCTATTGAAATGGAATTAAAAAACTCCCGACTAAGATAGTGGGAGTTTACTTTTTTTAAGGGAATGCCTATTTAAGGAGTTGGAGGCTCCGGATTAATATCTGCTACTGCCTTTAATTTAGCTGCGGCTGTCTGTAGGTCAGCTATAACGCCATCTGCTTCTTCTGCGGTAAGGCCACCGGCGATATTGGTAGCAATTCTTTCGAGGTCAGCTGCGATGTTATTTGTGCTTTCATTGATGCCTCCTATGAGGGCTTTAATGTCATCTGCTTTTGCCATGAGTTGATTTAATTTATGAATTATTGAATCGAGTTTTGGATCTCCGTGTATATGAATGTGAACATGTATTCCCATGAGATAAATTTAAGTCAAATTTAACTAAGAATAGCATTAAAATATTGTTACCTCCATAATCGTGCCACGACAGTCTATAAGCCTTTAAGCCATTCGTCAACCTCACTTTTCGTATCAAAGTACCTTAATGGGAACCCCTCTGCATTGTACTCACATTCTGTATCGTAGCAGTATTCCGCTTGAAATTCATCGCATATAAAAATACCATTCTCTAAAATATTGGTGCATATGTCGCAGTGACATCCGTTGCAGTTGCGGTATATAATTTTTCCGATCCGGTTTTTAAACCATAGTTGTCTTTCTGTTAATTCACGGCTCATTTTACTTTCTGTTTAGTATTATTTGTTCAGCCTCTTTATACATTCTATTCCACCCTTTGTCATACCAAAAATCACGAGTACTTATATATAGCTCCATTAAAGAAGCGTAAAACGTTTGTGGTGAAATATTTTCAGCAGTACACCTATAAAGGTCTAAGAATTGTTTTTCACTCATTTTCTATTTGTTTATTGATGGTTGGTCGCGGGCCATTTCTTCAAGATACTTCTTGTAGTCTTCTTCGTCCTTTTTTTCTTTTTCTGCAAGTCGTTCTTTTTCTTCCGGAGATAAGGCATTAAATTCTCTTATCGCATCATTCCAACACTCTATTGCTGCGTAACAATTATCATCGTTACAACCGCCCCATACATCTTCAAATCTTGCGTCTTTAGGTTCATACCCACATTTACACTCTGCCCATACATCACAACAGTCTTCGGCACAATAATCACTTTTAATAGTAAATTCTAAATTATTACCGCACTTAGGACACGGTTCTATATTAGAGGTTGGTTTGAATTTTACTTTTCGTGTGGTCATTTTTTAGTTGTTTGTATAGATTTGGAACTGAATTTATTTAGACTGTCCAAATAATCGGAGACAACGGCAATCTTTTCTTTTCGCCCCCACGCTTCTATTTTATTCTTAATACTTTCGTTCTCCTTATCAGATAAGAATCCCCGGCATCTAAGCCTTACCCGATATTCATGGAGTTTTTTGTATTCCTTTTCTGCTTGTTTCATTTTATACCATTTTTAATATTCTGACGTGATTTAAGGAAGTTGGATAGCTCTTTGGGCTTATTCATCTGTTTCGTAAATAGTTGGGTCTAAATCATCATAAAGCTCATATCGGCATTCAGGATCAATTTCTTGCTTCCATTTTTCAGACCATTGTAAGTCGGGCAAAGGAGAATTATTAAGGTTAATTGATGAAAAAGAAGTTCCCGGTGCAGGCAGTAGTTTAATTTCTTTAATCCATGATCGTCTTTCTTGCTCCATTTTAGTATCAAATTCCGGCTCTGTTTTAAGGTACTCCAAATATTCTTTTATTAGTTGGATTGAACGAGGGATGCCATTGGGATAAGTAAGCCAAACCGACCATGCATAAATAGCGTTAGCAAATAAATTATTGGGGGCGATTTCTTTTATAAGAGTGTCTTGTTTATAAAATTGTAGCCCATTAAGCCTATAGTCGTATGTGTATACTTCAATATCAGCTTGCAAACCATCCAGTATTGAAATAGGATCGTATTTTTTACCTACCATAACTATCTTCACATGACACTCATTGTATAAACCTTTTAATAACCCTTTGAATTCGTGCATATAATTATAGGCTTGACATATTGAAGATGTATCTATGCACTCTTTTTTTAATTCATACAGATTAACAAATAAAGTTCCGGAAATAAATTCGAAGGAAATTATGTCTATTTTTCTTCCAGAAGGTAAATAAAATTGCCTATAAGACCTATGTTTGAATTTGGGTAATCCATTTTCGTGAATTTTTGCCCTGTTTTCGAAAATTAGGTCTTCAAGAGTTTTTTCTAAGAAATCATTTGGCATAACCGTAGTCTTTTAGGAAGTTTTCAATTTTGGCCACTTGGTCGGCTTTCAAGACAGGATTTTCGGCATCCAAGACACGTTTAAAGTTGCTTTTATCCAGACCGATTTTAAGGCACATTGCCGACCACTTGAATTCCGGATGGTTATTTATCCATGAAATAGGTTTCAAGGCCGAATTTGGGCCGGAATCTGGCTGGAATTTGATTTCCGGTTGTTTGGGAGGTTGCGGATTCACCCTCCCACCCTTTTTTTCTTGTTTAGGCGGCTTTTCCGTCGCAGATGGGGCAGCTTTCTTGTCAAAAAGTATTTTCCGGTTTAAATTTTTATCCATGAACCGAAATTACAACAAAAGTTGTAACAAAACAACAAAAGTTGTCTGCCCCCTAACATCTAACCCCCTATCCAAATCTAATTTACCCCTCCTCTCCTCTTACACCTATCCCCCACTTATTACCCCACCCCCATCCCTCTCTCACACAACACAACACAGCCTCCACCGTA